ATAATGCGACCGTTGGTGAAGGTAACCCCCCCGATGACGCTCTTCAGTCGCTCCTCAAACTCGCCTTTGTACTTGGCTCCGGCTACGAGTGCGCCCATGTCGAGCGAGTAGAGCTGCTTGTCCTTCAGGTTCTCGGGCACGTCGCCGCGCACGATGCGCTCTGCCAAGCCTTCCACGATGGCAGTCTTACCCGTACCCGGCTCACCGATTAATATCGGGTTGTTCTTAGTACGTCGCGAGAGAATCTGCAGCACGCGGCGTATCTCCTCGTCGCGACCTATAACGGGGTCGAGCTTGCCCTGGCGCGCCTCCTCTACGAGGTTCTTGGCGTACTTCGAGAGGCTCTGGAAGTTCTCGTCAGCCGACTGCGACTGTATCTTCTCGCCCTGGCGCAGCTCCTGTATAGCTTTCACGGTGTCAGCCTCGGTCATGCCTGCGTCCTTGAGGATGCGACTCGCCGTAGAGTTCACCTGCAAGAGAGCGAGCAGAATAGGCTCTACGCTCGTAAACTCGTCGCCGTTCTTCGTGGCGAAGTCCTGCGCACGTTGCAGCACGGCGTTGGTATCGTTAGAAAGATAAGGCTGTCCGCCCTGAACGCGCGGCAGACGCTGCAGCTCGGCGTCGGCAACGCTCTCCACCTGCATGGCATTCACGCCAAGCTTCTGGAAGATAAAGGTCGTAACGTCCTTAGCCTTCACAAGCAGAGCCTTCAGCAAGTGCATCGGCTCGATGCTCTGCTGACCACTGCGCTGTGCGGTGTTCAATGCCTCTTGAACAACCTCTTGTGCTTTGATTGTGAATTTGTCGAATGTCATATCGTTCTCCTTTCTTTTTGTTTTCTTGTTTTCTATAAACCATTACACAAACTATATTCCAACGTTATATGTGTGACAATATGTCGCTACGAACTGCTGTTTTAGTTGTTTTTGGTGACAATGTGTCAGTAAACGGGCGTTTTTATTTGGTTTCGGGACTTTTTGTTTGGTTTAAGTTGCACAGTCTGAGTATTTATTACTATATTTGTAGAAGTGAAAAGACGCAACTAATAAACATAACTAATAAACCAAAAACCAACAAAACTTATGAAGAAAGCGATTAACCTATTGATGTTGCTGCTGCTATATGTCGTAGCGGCAAGTGCGCAGAAGTACGACGTGAAGTGTCTACGTGGTGACTCTGTTGCTGTATATGATGTTGTGGAGACAATACGCTCAGAGGACACCTACTACAGTAAGGGCGAGAAACTCATGTTCTACCTGCACGATGGCGACCAGGTAGAAGGCGTGGATAAGTTCTACGACAAGGGTGTGATTGATACGGGAGGCTCCATTGGCTATGCCGTAATACAGAAAGACGGCAAGAAATACTGCACGCTTAGCGAGAACCTCGTGTTCAGTAAGGACAACCCGGAGGGTGTAGAGGACAAGGTGCTGACGAAGTCGGACGAGCTGGCGCATACCATACAGGGCCGCATCTTCTATTCTATTATACCTTATATTATAATAGCGTTACTCTTCCTCGGCGTTATGGTGCTCAACATCTTGGCTATGAGGAGCAATAAGATACGCTCGATAGCCGTGATAGCAATACCTGTGTGTATCATGCTGGGCACGCTGATTGAGATATGGGCTTACAGCGTGTTGGGCTCCGACTGCTTCTGGTGGTGCGACAAGAACCGTTACGGCTTCTTCGGTTCGCTGCTACGCATCATTCCGTTCGGCTTGATAGTGTTCTATCAGGTTATGAGCATAAAGTTCTACGAGCCTGTCATCTTAGGCGAAGCCTTTGATGGCGACGTGCAAGACGGTATCTCCGTAAAACCAGCACTCATAAGTATGCTCGCTGCATTCCCCGTGCTGATAGCTTCTGCTCTCATATGCGAGTTCTTAGGCTTGGGCGGATTGATTGAAACGCTCTTAATACTCGTTTCTTTCCTTTTGGCATTGGGTATTGGTGTCTTTCTCTCGTTGAAGCGCAACATCGAGCTTATGAAGAGTAAGAAGTGGGGCATACTGCTTACGCTCTTCACTATTGTCTATATACTCGGTTGCATCGTAGCCGTATGGGGTCTGATTGTTGTTATCTTCAAACTGATTATTCAGATTCTAATTATCGGAGGCATTCTATGCTTCATTCTGTACGCAATGCCCGCACCCAGTAGTGGTGGCGGAGGAGGTACTACCTATCGCACCGTCTACTACGATGAAGACAATAAGGCGCACGACTCAGCATACGCATGTGACAAGGCAAACGAGGAAATTGCAAAGCGTGAGGCTGGAAAACACAATTAAGCACACGTTCTGTTTTGTCGTGTAGAAAAAAAGTGATACTTTTGCATTGAATAAGATAGGCTGCGCCCCGCATTCAGCTACGGAGTGCAGCCTTAAACTTGAAAAACAAACAACTAAAAACAAATCTCTATCAAAAATGAAAAACAAAAAGTTCTATCCGTGGCTCGTAGTGGCACTGCTTTGGGTGGTGGCATTGCTCAACTATATGGATCGTCAGATGCTCTCAACCATGCAGGACGCAATGAAGCTCGATATTGTGGAGCTACAGAAGGCTGAGGCTTTCGGTGCGCTCATGGCTGTGTTCCTCTGGATATACGGCATCGTGAGTCCGTTCGCAGGTGTTGTTGCCGATCGTGTGAGTCGCAAGAAGCTCGTTGTGGGCAGTCTGTTCGTATGGTCAGCCGTTACGTACCTCATGGGCTACGCTACCGATTTCACGCAGCTCTATTGGCTACGTGCGTTGATGGGTGTGAGCGAGGCGCTGTATATACCTTCTGCTCTGTCGCTCATTGCCGACTGGCATGAGGGCAAGTCGCGCTCGCTGGCTATCGGTATACACATGACGGGTCTGTATGTAGGTCAGGCGGTGGGCGGATTTGGTGCTACTATCGCTGCCACCTTCTCATGGCATAGCACCTTCTACTGGTTCGGCATCATCGGCATCGCTTACTCTGTGGTACTTGCACTGCTTCTGCACGACAAACCGAAGGCTGCGGCTGTTGTCGCAGCTTCGCCCAATCCTGCAACGCTGATGAAGAAGGAGAGCCTTTGGCGCGGACTCAGCGTGGTGCTCTCTACATGGGCGTTCTGGGTGATACTCATCTACTTCGCTGTGCCGAGCCTCCCGGGTTGGGCTACTAAGAACTGGCTGCCTACGCTCTTCGCCGACAGTCTCGGTCTGGATATGGCGCAGGCTGGTCCGATGTCTACTATCACCATTGCCGCTTCGTCTTTTGTGGGCGTGCTCCTCGGTGGCGTGTTGTCCGACAAGTGGGTGCTCCGCAACATACGCGGACGTATCTATACCAGTGCTATCGGTTTGGGTATGACTATACCGGCACTCATTCTGCTCGGCTTCGGTCATAGCGTAGTGGCGGTAGTGGGAGCCGGAATGTTGTTCGGCATCGGCTTCGGCATGTTCGACGCTAACAACATGCCTATACTCTGCCAGATTATCTCGGCTAAGTATCGTGCTACAGCTTACGGCATCATGAATATGGTGGGCGTGTTCGCAGGTGCTGCCGTTACTCAACTGCTCGGCAAGTGGACCGACGGCGGCAATCTCGGCATGGGTTTCGCCGTGCTCGGTGGCATCGTCATCGTGGCACTCGTGTTGCAGTTGGTGTGCTTGCGCCCAACATCAGACAATGTTGAATAAATGTTGAGGTGGTGAGATGTTGAGGTGGTGAGAATACTCAATAACTTTTCATCTCTTAATTGAAAACAATAAATTAATAATCAATTAAAATAAACAAGACTATGGAAAAAATAGTAGGACTTATCGACGCACCGTTTACACCGTTCTATGCAAATGGTGACGTTAATCTCGAACCAATCGAGGCTTATGCAAAGATGTTGCAGAAGAATGGCTTGAAGGGCGTGTTCATCAACGGATCGTCTGGCGAGGGATATATGCTCACCACCGAGGAGCGTATGCAGCTTGCAGAGCGTTGGGTGAGTGTTGCTCCCGAGGGCTTCAAGGTTATTGTGCACGTAGGCAGCTGCTGCCTGCGCGAGAGTGTGCGCCTTGCCGAGCACGCTCAGAAGATTGGTGCATGGGGCATCGGCTCGATGGCACCTCCGTTCCCGAAGATTGGTCGCATCGAAGAACTCGTGGAGTACTGCGAGACTATCGCGAACGCTGCTCCTGAGTTGCCGTTCTACTACTATCATATCCCTGCGTTCAACGGCGCATTCCTGCCGATGGTAGACCTCTTGAAGGCTGTCGACGGACGCATCAAGAACTTCGCAGGCATCAAGTACACTTACGAGGCTCTCTACGAGTACAACCAGTGCCGTCTCTACGGTGGTGGCAAGTTCGACATGCTCCACGGACAGGACGAGACAATCCTCCCGAGCCTTGCTCAGGGCGGTGCTCGTGGCGGCATCGGCGGCACAACCAACTACAACGGTCGTGAGCTTGTGGGCATCATCGACGCATGGAACCGCGGCGACATCGAGACAGCTCGCGAGAAGCAGAACTTCTCTCAGGAGGTTATCAACGTCATCTGCCACTTCCGCGGTAACATCGTGGGCGGAAAGCGCATCATGAAGCTCCTCGGATTCGACCTCGGACCGAACCGTGTGCCGTTCCGCAACATGACTGACGAGGAAGAGGCTCAGATGAAGAAGGAGCTTGAAGAGATCGGATTCTTCGAGCGTGCTAACCAGTTCTAATGTCAACCCGTCAACATAACAACATATCACCTTTAAGAAAATGAACGTAAAAGAATATATCAAGTCGTGGGCTGAGTCTTACAAGAAAGACCTGACCGAGAATATCATGCCGTTCTGGATGGAGTACGGCTTGGACCGCGAGAACGGTGGCGTGTACACCTGCGTCAACCGCGACGGATCGCTGATGGATACAACAAAGTCGGTGTGGTTTCAGGGCCGTTTCGCCTTCATCTGCTCGTTCGCTTATAACAATGTAGAGAAGAACCAGGAGTGGCTCGACGCTGCCAAGTCTACACTCGAGTTCATCGAGAAGCACTGCTTCGACGAGCAGGGACACATGTACTTCTCTGTGACTGCTGAGGGCAAGCCGCTGCGCAAGCGTCGCTACGTGTTCTCAGAGACTTTCGCCGCAATCGCGATGTCTGAGTATGCTCTCGCTACAGGCGACCAGCACTGGGCAAAGCGCGCCATCCAGGTGTTTGAAGACACACAGCGCTTCCTCGCTACACCGGGCTTCCTGCCCGCTAAGTTCGAGGCTGACGTGAAGTTGCAGGGTCATAGCATCGTCATGATTCTCATCAACGTAGGCTCTTGCATCCGCAAGGTGGTGGACGATCCGAAACTCACTCAGCAGATTGATGAGTCGATTGAGAAACTGAAGAAGTACTTCATCCATCCGGAGTTCAAGTGCTTGCTTGAAACAGTTGGCGAGAATGGCGAGTTCATCGACACCAACATGACTCGTACTATCAACCCTGGCCACTGCATCGAGACCTCTTGGTTCATCATGGAGGAGGCTAAGCTGCGCGGCTGGGACAAGCCGATGTTCGACCTGGCTCTGCAGGTGTTCGACTGGTCATGGGACTGGGGCTGGGACAAGCAGTACGGTGGCATCATCAACTTCCGCGACTGCAAGAATCTGCCACCGCAGGACTACTCGCAGGACATGAAGTTCTGGTGGCCGCAGTGCGAGACCATCATCGCTTCGCTCTACGCTTACCTCGGAACCGGCGACGAGAAGTATCTCTACCGTCACGAGCGCATCAGCGAGTGGACATACGCCCACTTCCCCGATGCCGAGTACGGCGAGTGGTACGGCTATCTGCATCGCGACGGAACAGTGGCACAGCCGGCTAAGGGCAACCTCTACAAGGGTCCGTTCCACATTCCGCGTATGATGATCAAGGGCTACATGCTCTGTCAGGAGATATTGAAAAAGCTCGAAGCGTAATAATAGGAGGGTATGGCATCCTGCCATACCCACGCACCCATTTTGTTGCATTGGAGTAGGGTGCTACGCACCCACTAAGTTGTCTTAGAGTAGGGTGCCACGACCCACTTAATTGCATTAGAGTAGGGCGTGTCAAAATAGAAAATACGATATTCTATTTTGGCACATCCTCCCTTTAATTTCTATTTTTTATGAACCGACTCCTGTCCTTATCCCTTTTTCTTTCTGCCGCTCTGCCTCTCTCTGCGCAGCGCGTGCATAGCGTTGTTGGTTTTCCCTCTGCCGAACCAGGTTATTCGCTCGGTGTGTCAGCATGTTATGCCGGTCAGATAGGTGACTATCTCGTTATGGCTGGTGGTTGCAACTTCCCCGAAGCAGGCAAACCGAAGAAGTATTACGCTGGTGTATATGCAGCACGCATAGACCGCGAGACACTGCAATGGCGCTTGGTTGGTTTCCTGCCCGAGCCGGCTGCGTATGGCGCAACGGTTGCGAGTGGCGACAGTCTGCTCTTCATCGGTGGCAATAACAACGACCACTCGCTTGCCTCGGTTTATAGTGTACGCTTGAACGCTGCCGGCACCGGTATTGCGCTTAACCGTCTTGCAGACCTGTCTGCTACGGCGGACAACATGGCTGTGGCACTTGCCGGAACAGACGTATTCGTTGTTGGTGGCAATCAGAATGGCAAGCCGTCTGCCAATGTTCTGCGCTATCAGCTCGACTCAAACGTCACCAACCAAGGCGCAAACTCGATTGCTCAAGCATCTAACAACACTGCGTCTGCCACTATCCGCGTCCCAGGTGCGCCACGTGTGCAGCCCGTAGCCGCTGCTTATAATAATAAGGTGTACGTTTGGGGAGGTTTTTATGCCCATGGCGAGCAAAGCAAGGTACACACCGATGGCTATGTCTACGACATACGTACGAAGGAGTGGGGCGTTCTGTCTGCTCCGCGCTCTGTGGATGGCGAGGAGATGACACTTTCTGGCGGTATTGCGTGGGCGGACAGCAATCGGTTGTACGCCACAGGCGGCGTGAACCGCACGATATTCCTCGATGCGATAAGCGGTAGGTATGAGTGTGTGAAGAAGGACAATTACCTCAAGCAGCCAATCGGCTGGTATAAATTCAGTGGTAATCTTTATGTCTTCGACGCTGTCGCAGGGCAATGGCTCACCACGACATTCGCCAGTCAGGCTCTCGCACGAGCAGGGGCACAGGCTGTGCCCACACGGCTCGGCGTTTATTATATCGGTGGCGAGCTGAAGCCGGCACTTCGCACGCCACAGATTGTATTAGTTGAGAATTTATTATAGTTGAGAATTGAGAGTTTAGAGTTGAGAGTTATGATTACCATTGTAAAGCTATGGTTTAAACATTAGCAATATAAGGGGGATAAAACGAAACGTATAAAAGTGGAGTGAGACAGAAATCGGGGAAAGCGTTGATTTACAAAGGGTTTGAGGATAATGAACGAAATGAGAGGGAAAAACGAAACGTTACATTCGCTTTACATTTGCTTTACGTTTGGGCTCGATTTGAACGGTGTTTGAAGGGTATTGCTTTACATCGGGGCGGAGAATGTTATGTTTTTGGCTGTCCTGACGGCTGTGTGGGGCATTTCGTGGGCTTCTGGGCGCGTATGGCTGCTCATGTGGGTGCTTTATCGTCTGGACATGGAAATTGGCGCTGGTGGGGCTTAAAACGGCTTGTTTGGGTGGTGATTGAATGAAGGAGGGTGTGGCTGCGGCCATGCCTTTTATTTTGCTTGTTTCTTGATTTTTATGCTTGTAAATACTTCTAAATAGTTATTATTTGGTATATTTGCAAGCGAAAACGAACATTTTAAGAAACAGAAAGGAACGGTTATGACAAAGGTTATACACGTGCATTTGATACATGGGCGGAAGAACTACTACTTCGGCTCAATATCGGCGATTTATACGGTTTTGACAGAGGATGAGGTGGGTATAAAGAAAAGCTCGCTGCTGCACGCCGGACTGGCTGACGGAGGTGTTATACTCAATAAAAAGGCTATGATCCGGCAGGGAGAGCTGATAAGAGGACCCAGAGCGGACAAAGAGAAGGAATAAGGATGGTTTAAACGGCTAAAACGTTGATATAACGGCATTTGAACGGCTTGAACACTGATTTGAACAGTGGTCAAGCCGTTTTTGCGTTCTGACTGCTCCTGAGAGGGGCGAAAAATGGCGTTTTTCGGGTTTGGGGTGACACTTGGGGTGACGTTTGGTGTGACAAGGAAAAACGAAATGTTCTACTTGGTGTGACATTTGGAGTGACAGTTTTAACATTGAAAACAAGTGATTGACCCCCTATATAACTCCGAATAAATTGTGATTGATGTCATTTTCGGGCGTTTAGGGGGTGGGGATAATCCCACGTTTTGACATGTTATAAACCTTTGTGGAATGTCGGGAACGCCCTGTTTATCGGGGTTTTGGCTGCTTTGCTACCCTATTATACCTATGTATGTGCGTGCGCGACACGGTTTGCGGTGTGGAGCGTGTGCGTGATGCGTGTGGTGTGTGTCAAAAGATGGGGCACCACTCCAAACGGGGTTCGGATGGGGTTGGAGTGGTATACGTATCGTATTAGAAGAATTTGGAGATGCTTCCAATAACCTCAAATACGTTCATGATGCGTTCTACCGGATATTCTTGCTCGTCATAATCTGTTGTATTGATAGGGACGAAACGCAGCTTCTTTGGATCTGACGACCGACGGAGTATCTTGATGGTGCGTAATGTATCAAGTACGACAGCGTAGATTTCCCCATATTGAATGTCCTCCAGGGTGCATTTATGGAGGGCAATAATGTCACCATGGTTAATTTTGGGTTCCATAGAGTGTCCAGTGACATTACACCAGAAGTCTGCCTTCTCAAATCCTTGTATCACGATGTTGTTGGTCGGAATAGTTACTTGAGAATTGACAATCTCATTGAACCCACCTAAGAAGTCTACATCATAATAAGGCTTGCCTATGACTGGGTTATATGAAACTTTAGGCAGTTTATCTTCCGAATCTGGTCTTCCTTGTTTTTTTTCTTGCATAGTTGAGAGCATCTCTCCTCTGCCGGTAATTAACCATTCGACACTAACATCCGGGGCATAGGCGAGAAATCTTGCAATATTATCTTCGCTTATACCATTGTTTTGCTGTAATATACCGCGGGTAACACCCGATTCCTTATAAAATTCATAGGGAGAAACCCCTTTTTGAGCCAGATAGAGCAAGATATTTTGCTTTATGGGCGATTTTTCTTGTCGTTTTTCTTGCATAGCCGAGAAATCTTGTTTATCTTTGCAGCGTGTTTAAGATTAAACGCGCGGCCAAAGATAGTGAAAAAGGCCGAGAATAACGAATTTTTGCAATTAAAATAAGGAGTATGTTTATATTGAATTTATTACAAAATGGTCACGACTGGGAAAAAATGAACCACGTTGGAAAGAAAAACCGTAGGGGAATCTACGATGAATTTAGGTGTAAGCACTGTGGGCTTAAAGGCAAAAGTTATACTCTCGGCTTGTTGGAGATAGCTGAGCGCGACAGGAAGAAAGCGGCTATGTGTAAAGGGGCTCGAAAGCTGGCTAAAAGTTATGTGAAGGTGATTCGATGCGAGGCTTGTGGTAAAGCTTTCGCGAATTTGACCCCTGGTAGTATTCACAAGGTTGTTCCATCCCCAGATGGTGAAAAGAGTAGCCGGGGTGAATGGGTCATGGGTGTAGGAGAACCGGTATTGTTATTGTTCGGTGAATTTAGCTATACGGATGAGATAAACGAGGTAAAATGATTGCAGGATAACACGGAGACCCTGGGTGCTGCACTGGATAGTCAGCCGCCGCACTGGATAGTCGGCAGGGGCTGCCTCGGATGACGGCGGGAAAGACCGCAGGAGTGGCAGGTTTGCCATGCGCTGGATAGCCATGTGGGGTTCGACTCCCCTACACTCCACGAACAAAAGTAATAACGAACTAAAAACAGAGGACAATGAAAAGAGTGATAACAGTAACCCGCTCCCAGCGGGAGTTTTTGGCAAAGGCCTTCGGTGTGACGAAGGAGATGGTGAGCTACGCATTGAATTTTCACCCGGTGAAGGGTCAGAGCGACCTGGCAAAGAAGATACGCAGCCTTGCCGTTCAGCGTGGCGGTTTTGAGCTTGTTACGGCTCCTGCGAGCGAGGTGGTGCATGACGCAGACAATATGATGCGCCAGCACTTCGAGAACGGCTGGATGTGGGAAGGCGACAAGAACACGGGCGTACTGGAGTTGAAGGACGAGAAAGGCGACGTGGTGGAACGCATTGAGCACGCCCTGCTGACAGACATCAAGACCGTGCAGGAGAAGGTGGAAGCCATGTGCTGCGCCACTATGTAAGGAGAGAACCGCAAGAAGGAAAACAAAGACAAAAGGAAATGGAGTACTACAACAAGATATTGTGCGTGACGTTTGCCGAGCTGACCGGTGGTGTTGAGCCGGTGATGAAGGCGAGCACCTTGCGTCAGAACGTATGCAGGAGCAACATTGCTTGTGCGAGGCGTGGCGGCGGCGAGGGGACTCAGGCACTGTATGTGTGGAGCAGTATTCCGGAGAAGTACAGACGGCGGTTTGTGGCGACATACGGCGACCCAGAAGAAAAGATGCGAGAGGCTATGACGAAGGCAAGCATAAAGATAGATACGAAGGCGCGTGAGTATTACGAAGCCTACACCTATATGGACAAGGACGGGCAGGAGCGCCACCTGACGGAGAAGATGATAGAGGAATATACCATCAACGCCTCGGTGCTTGGCGAGCTGGAGAAGATGGCGGCAAGACGCCAGGCCATCCGCAGCAGTCTGAATGCTCCGATGTCGGGTGCGTGGGACTTGATACTTGACAGTTCGGAACGTATGCGCGAGAGCTACGGCCACACGCTCCCGGGCACATTGGCGCGACTGAAGACGCGACTGAAGGCTTGGAAGTCCGATGGCTACCAGAGCGTGGTGAGCGGCAAGTTAGGCAACTCTTCGGCACTGAAGATAACCGGTGACTTTCTGAAACTGATTGTGGCGTTGAAGCGTAGCAAGGTGCCTGTGTACACCGACGCGCAGCTGTTTGAGAAGGCAAACGAGATAGCCGAGGAGAGAGGCTGGAAGCCGATAAGAAGCCTAAGCGGTATGAAGAAATGGCTTTCCAGCCCGTCGGTTGAGCCTTTATGGTATGACGCCGTATATGGTGAGCAGGCAGCCCGTCAGCGTTACGGCAGAAAGCACAAGACGGCACTTCCGACACGCAGGGACACGCTATGGTATGGTGACGGCACGAAGCTGAACCTTTACTATAGGGACGAGCAAGGCAAGGTGCGGACGACCCAGGTGTATGAAGTGATCGATGCAATGAGCGAGGTGCTTCTGGGCTACTGCATCAGCGACACAGAGGACTATGAGGCCCAATACCACGCCTACCGCATGGCAATCCAGAAGAGCGGACACAAGCCTTATGAGATTGTTTATGACAACCAGGGCGGTCACAAGAAGCTGGACTCGGACGGCTTTATCGGGAAGATCTGCCGCGTACACAGACCGACACAGCCCTACAACGGCGAGTCGAAGACGATAGAGAGCGTGTTCGGACGGTTTCAGGCTCAGGTGCTGCACAAGGACTGGCGCTTCACGGGTCAGAACGTGACGGCGAAGAAGACGTCGAGCCGCCCGAACGTTGAGTTTATCGAAGCCAACAAGGACAGTCTGTACACTCTGGAGGAGCTGAAAGATGCCTATGCCGCAGCCCGTAAGGAATGGAACGAGGGTGTGCACCCTGCCACCGGCGAGCGCAGGATAGACATGTATGAGAAGAGCGTGAACGAGGAGACCCAGGAAGTGACGCTGCACGACATGGTGGACATGTTCTGGGTGTTTACGAAACGCATGGCGACGTTCACGGACCAGGGCCTGCAGGTGACGGTGAAGGGCGAGAAGCGGCAGTACGAAGTGTGCTCATCGCCTGGCGTACCCGACCACGAGTGGCGAAGGAAGCACACCTACGAGCGTTTCATCGTGGCTTACGACCCTTACGACTTTGCAAGCATCAGACTCTATACAAAAGGCACAGACGGTTCGCTGCGCTTTGAGCGGACGGCAGAACCCTACATACTGATACACCGCGCCCTGCAAGACCAGCAGGGGACGGACGATGCGAAGTTTATCCGCCAGGAGCAGGAAGCCAACCTTCAGGACCGCATAGAGCGGACGGTAGCCGGCCGGACGATAGCCGCCGAGCATGGCACGGACGCGGAACAGCAGGGTCTGCACAGTCCGAAGCTGAAGGGCACGACGGCAGCCGTGCAGCGGCAGATAGACCACCGAATGGAGCGTTACTCACAGCCTCCTGAGCAGTACCAGCTGGGAAGACACACGAAATCGCTGAGCCTTGATGACTGGCTGGACGTGATGGAGGGCGGTGATGATGGCGACACACCGAGAATACCGCTTCCGATGGAGAAGAAGATTGCATCAAAACTGTAGAATCAATAAAAACAAACGATATGAACGATAAACAGAAAGAACAGATACGCGAGGCCCTGCGCCTCTATGTGATGAAATATCCGAGCCAAAACAAGGCAGCAGCCAGTCTGGACGGTACGAGTGCGGGCACGGTAAGCTCGGTGCTGAGCGGCAAGTGGGAGAACATCAGCGACGACATGTGGCGAAAGATAGCCTCGCAGGTGGGAACCGCCACCCCTGGTGCCTGGCAGATGGTGGAGACCACGGCAGCAAAGGAGATGGCCTATGCGATGACTGACGCCCAGGAATGGAAGAACGTGACCTGGGTGGTGGGCGAAGCCGGATGCGGCAAGACCACGGCAGCGAAGCTTTACGAGCGTGAGCACAGCGGAGCCTACTACGTTCTGTGCTCGGAAGACATGAAGCGCAGCGACTTTATCCGCGACATTGCGAAGAAGATAGGCTTGAGGACTGACGGCATGACGATAAGAGACATGCTTGACGCGATCATCGGCGCGCTGATACAGACGGAGAGTCCGGTGCTGCTGTTCGATGAAGCTGACAAGCTGACGGAAAGGGTGTTCCACTACTTCATAGACCTGTATAACAGGCTTGAGGACAAATGCGGCATCGTGTTTTTCTCGACCTCGTATATCAAGCGCAGGATGAAGATGGGACTGCGTTATGACAAGAAAGGCTATAACGAGATACACTCCAGGATAGGACGCAAGTTCTTCGAGCTGGAGCAGACAAGTCCGAACGACGTTTATGCGATCTGCGTGGCGAACGGACTGACCGACCGCAAGAAGATAGCTGAGGTGGTGAAGGACGCTGAGCAGTATGACTTCGACCTGAGGAGGGTGAAGAAAGGTGTACACAGAGTGAAGCAGATGGACGCTTGAACGGTGTTCAAATAATGTTCAAACGATATGAAAAGAGCGATAAGCGTGAGCGAGCTGCTTGCGATGAAGAAGCAGACATACAAACTGAGCGACGAGTGGCGCGAGGCGTTTGGCGAGCCAGAGAAGAACGGCGTGTGGTTTGTGTGGGGTCGAAGCGGAAGCGGCAAGACGAGTTTCGTGCTGAAGCTGTGCAAGGAGCTATGCCGATTCGGGCGAGTGGCTTATGACAGTCTGGAGGAAGGTTCGAGCCTGACGATGAAGAATGCCTTTATACGAGCCGGGATGCAGGACGTGGCACGCCGAATGGTGTTGCTGGATGCCGAGAGCATGGAGGACCTTGACAAACGACTGTCTAAAAGGAAAAGCCCTGACACGGTGGTGATAGACTCCTACCAGTATACGGGCATGAGCTTTGAGGACTATCTGGCTTTCAAGGCCCGGCATCCCAACAAGCTGCTCGTCATCATCAGCCAAGCCGAGGGCACACGCCCGAAGGGGCGTACAGCGGTGAGCGTGATGTTTGATGCCTCGCTGAAGATATGGGTGGAGGGCTATAGAGCCATATCGAAGGGGCGATATTTCGGGGACAAGGGCTACTACACCATTTGGGCGGAGCGAGCTGAAGAATATTGGACCAATAACGACAAGAAGCAATGAGTAAGGACATGAACGACTACCGGCAGGGTGACACGATATACATCCTGCTGAAGAAGATCCAGGCGGAGAGCGTGATGGACGAATGGCTGGAGGGCAACTGGCAATGTGACCTGACGGTACACCGCAGCCAGAAGAACAAAGGTTGTGTGGTGCTGGAAACTACCGACCTGATGTTTGCGGCACGGATTATCCAGTGGCACACTTATGAGAAAGTAACATATAAACGCGAGAAACAATGAGCAGTAAGCATCGAATGATATGGCTGACGCCACCAGTTTACGGCAGCAAGGAAGAACGGATCGAGAGCCGAGGATATACTTGCGAATACTGTCATGGTCAGGGCGGTTTTTTAGGCGACCGGAGCAGCCCGAACGACAGCGAATGGAAGATTTGCCCCGTATGTGAGGGCAGCGGCAAGATGGACGCCGAAGTGACCATCAAGTGGAAACCAAGTAAAACGGAAAAGAAATGATATATATTGGGATATTGACCGTAACAACGAATGTCTATGGTTCGCGCAGGACTTTACGCTTCGGCATTGTTCTTGACAAGAAGCGGAAAGGCATAGAGGATAAAATAAAAGAGACGTACCGCAAGAAGTTTGAGGAAAAGATGCAGGAAGTCGGTCTTCCAGCATCGGCTTGCAAATTGTCTTTTAGGTTTGAAACGACACTGCTTGCAGATATAGACCTTACATTTTTTGAAGATGAAGCAACTGTAAATCCAATAAACATCAATGAAAATGGAAATACTGACAAACATTAAAATGTGGCTTAGCGCAAAGCGCAAGACCCATAGAGAAAGAAAGGCTGCACAGAAGGCTGCTGCCTTAGTGAGAGAGAGCGAAGCGATAGTTCAGGCTCGCGAGTTCAGCGGTGAGGTGTATGTGTGTTTCAACAACGTGCCTATACTACCAGCCGACGGGCTGACCTGGGACGTGCCGACGACACTTGCCGTGGCGAGAGAGGCGTGGCTGAAATGGAAAGAAAAGGAGGCGGAGCATGAACCACGTCGATAACTACGGGAAGTTCTACAAGCTGCTGAAGCTGCTTCCCGGCGCAGACAAGGAGACCTTGGTGCGTCAGTTTACCAACGAGAGAACCGAGCACTTGCGCCAGATGACCGACAAGGAGTATGAGCTTATGTGCAAGGAAATGGAGCGTGTGGCGGGCTACGACGAACGGCGTGCCGCTCTGCTGAAGGCGAAGCGCAAGGCGCGTAGTGGCGTGCTGCACCAGATGCAGCTGTGGGGTGTGAACACGGCAGACTGGAAAGCCGTGGACCGCTTCTGCGAGGACAAACGTATAGCGGGCAAGGCTTTCCGCTTCCTGGACACAGAAGAGCTGAGCATCCTCAACACTAAGTTGCGTGCAATGAATCGTAAGAAAGATAACTAAAAAAAACAATTATGACCACAAAAGAAAAAATGGAACAGATGTTCGGCTGGCTTGGCAGAACAGAGAAATGCGAGTTTATTTCGAGTAATATTGAGTATGCGAGAATGCATGCAATAGTAGAGCGTGCAAAACCTTACATCTTTGACTTGCTTGATGAGTGTGATTTTGACATGATAAAAGATTATGTTGAAAGCCGAGAGGAAAAATAAAAAACAATTAAAAACAGTAAGACAATGGAAACAAAGAACGAGACAGTTGACCCCTTGAAGGGTATGACGAAGGAGCAGCGTGCCGAACTGTTAGCACGGCTGCAGACCGAGGTAAAGAACGACCGCATGGCGAAGCGCGAGAGCTACGAGGCGCTGCGTGGGCAGTTTATGCATGACGTGCTGGGCAGAGTGGAGAACTTGGAGAGTGAGGTTTCGGGCTTCAAGAAATGGCTTGACGACGAGGTGACAGCTTTCACGAAACTCATGCGCGAGTATGGCGCTGTGAAGAACGAGAGCCAGCAGAGCTACACGATCACTGACGGGGACTTCAAACTTGAGGTGAAGTTTAACAAGGTGAAGGGCTTTGACGAGCGTGCAGACCTTGCAGCCGAGCGCCTTGTGGACTATCTGAAGCGCTACATGGAGGCGAGCGAGAAGGGTGTGGAGGACCCGATGTACCAGATGGCGATGACGCTTCTGGAGCGCAACAAGACGGGCGACCTGGACTACAAGAGCATCTCGAAGCTTTATGAGCTGGAGGACCGCTTTGACGAGGAGTATGCAGAAATCATGCGTCTGTTCAAGGAAGCCAATGTGGTTCAGGCCACGGCGACGAACTACTACTTCTCTAAGCGCAATCCGGAGAACGGTGTGTGGAGCCGCATAGAGCCGAGCTTCTGCAGGTTGTGAGATGTGGGGCATAAGCCTCGACAAGCCTTTTTTTAGCCTTTCTGCGTAACGGGAGGGCATGAATTGAATAAAGCCACCTAAATATGAGCGATTTAGGTGGCTTTTTGCTTGCGGTTTAAGGGAAAAAGTTTATTTTTGCAGACTATGAAAAAAGGAAGGAATAAAGAGCTGATAAAGCTGAGGGACGAGGCTCTGTACCGCCGTTACTATTACTGGACGGAGGTGCAGCGCCTACGTTTTGATGATGCCCTGAAGCTTCTTTCAGAACGTGAGTTCTTTATTTCGGAAGAGCGCATCATGAGCATCATCAGACGCAAGTGCAGGGAGGGTGGTACTGTAAACGTGAAGCCGTTGCCGAAGGTGAAAGTTCCTCGGCTTACCGCGAGCCAGCTGGAGCTATTCCCGACGCTGTGAGAGAAGAGCAGACTCGTCGTGGATGGTGAACGAAAAGATGTACTCATAGACCTTTATGCCACCGGGCATAGAATAGAAACGCGACTTGGTGCGTATCATCGGCGACATATATCCGAATGGGCGGAAACACTGCAATGCGGTGTAGAGGCTGTTTGCCATTTGCAAACGCTCTGCCACCTTTGACTCGGTTCCCGATCCGTAGTGCGTGTCGTCATAGCAATCGACGGCGAGACGTACAGAGAACTGCACCTGCCCCTTCTGGGCTCCCATGCCGACATTAGTCCAATCGGCTTCGAGATTGCCGATGAGGACGCACGGAAAGGTGACTGGGTAGGCATCTTCCTCAATGCCAGCCTCCAACTGACCACAGTCTTCGTCAACGAGTGAGAGACCGGTCATTTTGTTAGTGATGAGTTCGATAATGAGTTTGAACAATTCTTCCATAATGATTTTATTTTTCTGAGTTTAATATCTTGATAATTTCCTGTTTTGTGCGTTCGTGTATCATGTCCTGCAGCTCGCGGCTATCTCCGAGGAACTGTCGCTGTGGGATATGTACAGAGAGTTTCTTCTTTTTTGTGAGAGCGAGGGCACGCCACTTCTGTGCGCGTGGATTTGCAGCAGCCTCGTCGGTACGCTTCTTTTTGCTTTTCTTGGAGGCGTTTCGCTTGATGCCCGCCTCGCGATAGAACATGGCCCATGCAAAGCGTCGCATCTTAGGTGTGACAGAAGGGTGCAGCGTCCCTCCCCAGTTGTGTATGGGAGCATAGAGCAGGTCGTTTGCCACCTTGACGCGATAGTCGGACGGCGTGTACTTTATGAACGCGAACAGATGGTTGCGTGAGGAAAGGAGCGGTCCATAGCGCGATGCTGCCGCCTTGCCTCCTGCGAGCTGCCGTTGGGTGGTCTGCCAATGGCGCACCCCACCATTGACAAAGGCACTGATGCGGAAACTATTCTGAAAGAAGTCCTTTGCCATGCGTCCTGCAATGACGGGGAGGCGCCTTCGCATAAGATGGTCGATTTGTTTGCTATGCGATTTTAGTTGTTTTGAGAAATCCTTTAGTTCCATACCATTGGGAATAAGATGTAAAACATGAGTGCTGCGATGATGCCGCCGATGAGGTGCTTGTATCGGTTGGATGCAGCGAAAAAAGAAAAATTTTGTTCATAACGTTTGTTTATTAAATTATTATTGTTATCTTTGCGGCAAAGGTGATAATAACGATGATGGCAGCAGGTAGCCGAGCGGTCTTCGGAGCGCATATCGTAGGTTCGATTCCTACCGTTATTATCACCTTATTTTTATATATTTATCTTCATCCAAATTATATTGTTGTGTTACACCTGCTGTGATGAATGCGTTTGCCGTGAATTTTGTACCATTGGCTTTTATTTTATAGTTTGGCTCAACCACGAACTTTTGCACCTTGCCGTTCTGCTTTGTGGCAAAGATGATGTTTGCCTTCTCCGTGTCGAAGTACATGCTGCATGATGCTATGTTTTCGACAAAGAACTTCAACTCGTCAGGACTTACCGATTTTCCGTTATTCTTCTTGAAATCTCGCAAGGCATGAAGTATTCTTTGGTCAGAAAGGAAAATGTCCCTTGACACCAACTCAACCCCCTGCTGCTTGATTTTTGCGACTTCACGATCACTGAACGAATAGAAGCTACAAGCCGTTTTTCTGGCTATCATATCCTTTGCAACATTATCGACAAGCGACTTTGCCGTGGCGACTCCAGGCTGCTGGATGGCACGATTTATTTTGCTACAGTTGTAGCAATGTTTCTCCTCATTCCGAAAGACCTTCATCAATCTATTTTTCATGCCCTTGTTGAAAGGACACGAGCTGCAGGATTTAGGGAAGTACGGATGCGACTGTGAGAACGTGGCCTTGTCGGTGCCAGGATTGGAATCGAGTCCGGGCTGCGGGTTGCTTGCCTTGTCGGAAGAAGGCGCAGCAGTGCATGGTTCGTCGGTGGATGTAAGCGAGCACTTGCAGTTCCATCGGTCGCCCGGTCGGTGTTCGTTCCAGAACGGGTCGTTGATGGGTCGGACCGTGTTCCAAAAGAGCTGATGGTCGGCGCCCGGATTGGGCGATGTGGATGGCATCCATTTGAGGTTGGGCAGTACGTCTGCCTCCCGTAGGAACTGTTGCCAGTCGGCTGCCTGGTGTGCCCGAATAACCGCCGTGTCGTATTCGGTGCGCAGCCATGCCCCACACTGATGCGAGGCGATGGGCAGAACATCGTTTGCCCACTGATTGAACGGCTTTAAATCGCCGTTTGAATCGGTGAGAAGTCTTGCCATATCAGATTGCATACGGTGAACCTTGAAGGCAGAGAAGACCTCGTTGGAATGGCGTAGCGCCTGCCGGAAGTCGTCATCCAGGTCGGGCACATCGGCTGCAGCCATGCCCTGGGCTGTAGCCTGATTGAAACTGCGTAGGATGGCACGGAACAGTTCGGGCGAAAGGTCGGTGGGAGACTGCGCCTTGCCCCGACGGTAGATGTCGTGGAGAATCTGCGCGATGAAGTCGTCTGAGAATTCCATGGACGCAGCCACATCTTCGGCCTTGGCCTGGTAGAGATTGTTGACTACCACTCTAAATCCGCCCCGCCCGGTTGCGGGGCTTTTGCGAAAAAAGAGCGCAGCCAGTTTTTGAAAGACTTTTTTTGTTTGGGCGACGGTTCGGAGTTCTTTTTGTCGTCGCTGTTTTCGGGTTCGTCATCATCATCGGCAGGCAACTGCTGATTGGCAATGGAGGCAAGCGCCTCCTTTTTTTGTTGCTGTTCGGCTTTCAGTTTGTCGTAATCGGCAGGTTTTTCGACCCCGAACTCCTCATAGAGATAGTCGTCGGAGACAGGCAGCTGAAAGTTGGTGCGCAGCTGCGTGAGTATGTTCATCTTTGTGGAAGGGTCAATGTCCTTCTGCTCGGGGAAACAGAACTCTCCGCCAAAGGTATTGATGCCCATGCGCTGGAATATGTCCGTCATGTCGTAATTGAGCACATCGAGGATGTATCGTCTGTCGGCCTGCGCCACTCGGTCCTCCACCTTCTTGTGTACCGTGCCGAGCGCCTGCGTTCCGTTTTCTGAGGACTCGGTGGTGAGCGTGTTTCCGAGTATGAGCTTTGAAATCTCGTTGTTGCAGCGCTCGCAGAATCTCTCGTAGACATCTGCCGACCCCGTCTTGTTGCCCGCCTCAACGAGGTTTAGCGTGGTGTCCTTGCCATGCACGAAAACTGCGAGCGAGCCGGCATTGTATGCATCGTCGATGGCTCGCTGTCGTGAGTCCTCGTCATCGGTCTCGTAAGTGTACTCCTGAATGGGCATGCCGAAGACTTCGGAGAACTGTGACCAGTCGCCCGTGGTGTTGCGCTTGTATATGACCCATGGTGCAGCCTTGGCGAGGAGTCCGAGGTCAGATGGCGATCCGATGAAAAGCAGGTCGGGGTATTCGTCCCATGAGGTGCCGGTGATGTCGGTCTGGTGTCGCAGTATGAGTCGGCGCACAGGGTCGGCGTGCTTTCTTGGGATGAGGTCGTAATCGACCCATTCGCCCTGGCGATAGAACTGGCAGAGGGAAAAGCCCCACATCTTGGCATCTATAATGTCGGTGACGAGTCGTGAGAACCATGGTGACTTAATCTGCTCGTTGACCGCCTCGTCGGGCTTGCCGTCTCTCCAGAACTCGATGTCGGCACAGAGTACTGCATTGCGTCGCTTCTCGATGACGCAGGAGAGGTGTGTGTCCATGAGTATGTCAGAGTAAAGGTCGTAGAGTTTGTATCGTCGCGAGAAATCGACATCCTCAGCCGCCCGGACAGCCGAAGTGAAGTCGGCGATGTCGATGCCGAAGCGCTTTGGCTGCGTGAGCACAATGACATTGGGGCGCTGCTGTCCCTGCTGCGGAATGTTTCCGCCAATGGTGATTTTGCCCTTTGGGGCTTTGCTATACTTTCGTTTTGTCATAATCAGAATTTTTAATTGTCAGTTACCAGTGATTGACCCGTTTGGGGTTGCTTTTCAAGCGGAATGGCGCATGTGCAGCACGCACCTCCTCGGGCAGGAGCGGTGCCCCCTCGATGGAGATGTCCTCTGCAGCGACCGCCTTCATCCACTCGACTGCCCGGTCGTAGCGGTCCTTGCGCAGCTGCGAAAGCTTCTGCGGGTTGTGAATACAGAAGATGTGGTATACGGCGATGTCTATGACCATCATGAGTACGAGCTGGAGTCGGTCGGACCCAGTGGCCGCGAAAATACGGTCGCAGTCGTATCGTTTGGAGAGATAGCACCTCATTTCGGCGATGGCCCGATCCTCACAAATCTCGATGACCGATTCGTCGGCTCTGGTGAGCGCATCGAGAATCTCTCGGTGAATGGAGGCATCGTAGTCGGAAAGTTGTACGAATTGGCTCATATATACATTGTTTAGAATTTATAATCTTCGTTTGTTGCGTGTGCGTATGTCGGCACGCGAGCGTGTGACCGGTGGTTCTGCCCTGTGCTGAATTTCGTCGATGATGCGATTGCCGCCCTCAACGGCATCAGGACCGTCGGCCGGATAGCGTAGTGAGAGGGTGAAGAGCGTGAACTGGTCGAGGAGTTCCTTCATGTGTGGATTGTCGCGTTCCGCCTCGTTGAGTATGAGATTACCGGCACGGTTCATCGGTTCCAGATTGGCCTCGATGCGTGTTGCCTTGTCGGTTTTCTTCTCCTCGTCTCCTCGTATGTAGAGCTGTACGCCCTGCTCGCGTCGCACCTTGGCGACGAGCGGCTTAAATACCTGCTGAAAGAACGGGTCCTGAAGTTTGTTGTTCTCCATGTAGCAATAGACCGGAGCACGACCTCCGACAAATGCGAGCAGCTGCACATACCAGTCGATGAACTCGGCATTGAGCGCCTGAGCCAAAAACGTCTTTATGACGTACAGCTTGCCGGAGAGCTTTCCGAGGAGTGAGACCGTCTTGAACGACTTGCCTTTTTTGCCCTTGCCTTCGCCCGGCGCGGGGTCGCCGTAAGCCACGAGGAACTTGAACTTGGAGAGCGGCGGCACCTTTCCGAAAGCCATCTCGGAGAATATCTCGCCCTCTGAGATGGGGTTGTTGAAGTACTCGCCCTGCGCTGCCTTCTTGGAAATCTTGGCGAGAACACGGTCGATGTGCTCCTCTGAGTTTTTCTCGGGCCATGTGGAGTGTCCGTCCTTGTCGCGGATATTAACGATGTCCCAATGGTCGGCCATTGCTCCAGCGCGTACGACACAGCAGTCCTTGGCGATGATGTTGCCGCAGAAGAGCACCAGTGTAGGCTCAGAGACAGAGCGCGTTGGGTAAAGCGCCTTCTCCCACCAGTCCCATCGTTTCTGTATGATGTCGGGATTGAGCGTGTCCTGGTCTGTGTCGAAGTCATCGACAATCAATACATCCGGGCGTACGGCATCCTTTCTGGAGCCACGTGGTGACTGTCCTGCACCGAGTGCCCGGAATGCCACGCCCTGCTTGGTGATGAACTCGTCCTCCGTCCATGAGCCGAGCGACTGCTGCTTTCCGTAGTAGGCGATGATGCGCCCGTTGGCCTCGAGGTTGGCCCGGAACGGGTCGAGCAGGCGGACGGCATTGTCGAAGGAATTGGATGTGAGTATGACGTTGCGTTTAAGCCCGGTGAGTGTGAGGAACATGATGCAGAACATGGCACAAGTGGACTTGGCGAGCTCTCGGCTCCATGAGATTACCTCGAACCACTCTGGATTGGAGAGAATGCGTCGTATGGCCCTTTTCTGAAAAGGTGCGAACTCATACTGTGCGAAGTTCGGGAAAAAGAATTTTATCCATTCGAGCGGGCGTGCTTCTAGCCATGCACGGTGCTTCTGTATTTCGGCCTGTGACATGGAGCGATCGACGGGCGTTGCGCGCGCGATGTTGTCCTTGAACTTTTCCCAGTTTTGCAGTGCTATACGGTCAGTCTGTTTCATACGCTGTTAGAGTTTGTCCTTGATGTAAGCGTCGAAAAGCGAGGTTAGCTCCTTTGCCTTGTCGAGGTCGGATGGTCGCATCCACTCGATGACATCAGTGAGCACAGCGATGCGGTCGGCGATGCCCACTTCCTGCTCCATGTTTCGTATTGCGGATGTGAGCTTCACGATAGTGTCAGCCTGCTTAGCATCAGGGTATCGTTGTCCCTCTGGTTTGAGCTGTATTGCGTTGTTGACTTCGGCTACCTGACGATAGAGGCTTTGTACCTGCTCACGTCGTGTGAGTGTGAGTCCGACCTTCTGTTCCTCCCATTTGCCGCCGCGGCACCAGTTTGAGACTGTGACGCGTGACACTCCCACACGGTCGGCAATCTCCTGCTGTGTGAGGTTTTCCCGGAGATAAAGCGTGCGAGCCCACTCTTTTTTCTGTGTATTGGTTAAATCTGCCATTGAAAAATCTGTTTATAATGTGAATAAATGCAGTGCAAAATTACCGTGAAAAGGAGTGAATCCGAGCGAGTGAAAAGCATGATGACAAGTTGCGGCGTTATGATGCCGGCATAACGTTTCATGATAAAACAGGGGGTATGGAATGAGGTTGGAAAGCCATTAACTTTGCAACCGCAACATGGGCAAACTGCCCGACAAAAAAGGAGACAATGAGCAAATATTTCAATATCAAGAAAGCGGCGAGCGTGAGCACCATCTACATGTATGGCGACATCGGCTACGAGGTGGCGAGCGGGCAGATAGCCGCCGAGCTGGCAGCCTGCGCCGAGGAGAGTGAACGTATAGACATCCGCATCAACTCGAACGGCGGCGACGTGTTCAGCGGTATAGCCATCTACAACGCCATCCGCCAGAGCAATGCAGACATACGTCTTTACGTGGACGGTGTGGCGGCGAGCATGGCGAGCGTGATAGCGCTGTGCGGCAAGCCAGTGGAGATGAGCCGGTATGCGCGTCTGATGCTTCACAGCGTGAGCGGTGGCTGCTACGGCAACAAGCAAGAGATGGCGAAGTGCATCGCGGAGATAGAGAGCCTTGAGGACAGTCTGGGCGAGATGTACGCCCAACGCATGGGCATGAGCAAAGAAGAAGTGAAAGCCCAATACTTTGACGGGACAGACCACTGGCTGACGGCGCAGGAGGCCCTGCAGATGGGTCTGATAGACGGCATTTATGATGCGGACCCCGTGGCTGAGGACAGCACTCCAGAGGAGATATACACGACATTCAACAACCGGCTCAGGAACGAGCCACAAAAAGCGAACGATATGACATTAGAAGAACTGAAGAAACAGGCGCAGTTTAAGGACTGCAAGAGTGATGAAGAAGTGGTGGCGAGGGCTCAGCACTATGCGACCCTTGCCGGCAAGGCACAGACCTTGGAGGACGAGAACAAAGCGCTGAAGAAGAAGCTGAAGGGCTTTGAGGACAAAGCCGAGGCAGACGCAGAGGCTGAGCGCAAGGAGCTGTTGGACGCAGCTGAGCAGGACGGCCGCATCAACGCTGAAAGCCGACCGACCTTCGAGAACATTCTGAAGGGAAACATGGCTGAGGGCAAGAAGGTGCTTTCCGCGCTGACCCCTAAGCGCAAGGTGATGAACGACCTGCACGTGCAGCCCGGCGTGAGCGACGGACCATGGGAGCAGCGCCAGAAGCAAATCAGGGAAGCGCGCATGAAGCGCCAGTTCCAGTAAAGGACAAGAGACAGAAGAACCATAAAAAGGAAAACAAATGGCAATAGTAGTAAAGAACACGAACTACAACGGCGAGGTGCTGGAGCGTATCCTGACCGTTGCGACCACGGGCAACGAGCTTGTGGACAAGGGACTCATCATGGTGATTCCCGGTGTGGAAAAGAAAATCAGCGTGCCACGCCTAAAGGCGGGCAAGATGCTGCAGAAGCGCAAGGAAGACCCTCAGAAGAGCGATGCCCAGGGCGACTTCAATTACAGCGAGCAGACCTTGGAGCCCCACGACTTCATGGCGTTCACGGTGTTTAACCCACGAGCTTTTGAGCAGATATGGAGAAAGTGGCAGCCTAAGGGCAACCTGGTGTTTGCGGAACTTCCTCCCGAGGCCCAGAACGCTCTTCTGGAGGCGCTGTCGAAGCAGGTGCAGTTTGAGCTTGGCAACCTGTTTGTGAACGGCGAGTATGTGAGCGGCGGCACCGACGACCAGCTGATGGACGGCATATTGACGCAAGCAGCCAAGGCAAGTGACGTAATTGTGGTGAACCCTGAGGGCCCCACCTCGATGATAGACCGCTTGTATGCTGTGCGCAACGCCATCCCCAAGGCGATGCGCGAGAACCCGAACCTGCGCATTCTGATGAGCGTTGACGACTTTGACCAGTACGACAAGGAACTGACAGAGCGCGAGCACAAAAACTCTAACGAGAGCGAGGTGAACAGCAAGCGCTTCAAGGGCATCGCCATCGAGACAGTGGCCGCCTGGCCTGACTCGCTCATCATGGCGACGCTGTGCTCGCCCGATGCGGACGGCAACTTCTTCGCTGCGGTGAACCTTCAGGACGACGAGAACGTGATCCAGATAGACAAGCTGAGCAACCCATCGGAGCTGTACTTCTTCAAGCTGCTGATGAAGGCCGACACGAACGTTGGCTTCGGCGAGGAGATTGTGGTGATGGACTGGCGAAAGACCAAGAAGTTCAATTACGTGCCCGAGGGATAGAAACTGGGAACGGCGGAGTGCGTGGAACCGCCTCCGCCCAGGTAACAAATACAACTAAAATATAAAAAAGATTATGGCAGAGAAAAAGACAGTGAGTGTGAAGGTCGTGGCAAAGTTTCGCGACAAGGAAGACCTGAGCGTGGTGCACGAGGCAGGCGAGGTGCTTGAATTTGAGCTGGATCGTGCCCATGACGTTGTGGACCGCGGTTTAGCAGAGTATGCTGACCCCATCGGCTAGGCTATGGCAAGGATGAAATATCTGGTGCTGCACTGCACAGCCACTCCAGAAGGCCGTGAGGTAAGCTCTAAAGAGATACGCCACTGGCACACTGACCCGGTGAAGAAGGGCGGCAGGGGCTGGAAGCAGGTGGGTTACACCGATTTGTTCCATCTGGACGGAACAGTGGAGCGCCTGGTGAAGAACAACGAGGATGCGGAGGTGGACCCCTGGGAGGTGACGAACGGTGCTGCGGGCTATAACTCGGTGAGCCGCCATGTGGTGTATGCCGGCGGTCTGGCAAAGGACGGCAAGACGGCCAAGGACACGCGCACGGCGGCACAGCTGAAGGCTATGACTGACTACGTGAGGAACTTTCATGAAAGGTTTCCACAGATCAAGATTGTGGGTCACCGTGACCTGCCAGGCGTGACTAAAGCCTGCCCGAGTTTTGACGTGAAGGCATGGTTAGAGAGCATCGGCATCAGGCAGTAAGGAGAGTGTAAAAACAGAGTAAATAACGAATAAAAAGGAGACAAGGATGGCGGACACAGTAATCATGCAAATCCTGCAGTGGGCTATACCCTCGGGCGGCATAGGTGCCGCCATCGCTTGGGTTGCGAACCGCAAGGTGAAGGAGGCCGAGACGGCGAAGAGCGTGCATGACACCTACAAGGTGATGTACGAAGACGTATCGACGCTGCTTGTTGAAACGCAGAAGAAATATGAAGAGACGACAAAGATCACTGAGAAACTGGTGGCTGAAAACAACCTCACGCGACGTGCTGTCAACCGTCTGTCGCGTGCCATTGAGGCTATTCAGCTATGTCCTCACAGGGCTGCTTGTCCTGTCAGCAGCGAGCTGCAGCTCGACGAGACAGACGGTGAGGTCGGAAAACAAAGTGTCGGCAAGCGCAGTGCGAAAGGACAGCGCAAGCGCCGCGACGAGCGTGATGAAGGCGTGGTGGACGGCGCCGGTGAAGGCGGACACGGCATTGCTGGAGATAGCGCTTGACTCCGGTCTGTGGCGACTGCCTGAAGGAGCGAGCTATGCTGCGAGCTCGGGCCGTGCGCACGTGAAGGCGAGTGTGAAGCAGAACACGGGCGGCAAGCCTCCTACCCTGGTGATAGAGAGCGGCTGCGACAGTTTGGCGCGTCTGTGTGCGTATTATGAGGCGGAGAACGAGCGCCTGAGCGTGAAGAACGCTCATCTTCAGAACAGTGCTCAAACGGCGGTTGAAGAACGTTCGAAAGAGCGAGGGCTGTGGTGGGTGGACTGGTGTGTATTTATTGTAGGCGGAATAGTCTGCACGGTAATAACAATTTTAACAATGAAGATTTATGAACGATTTTATGTACGGCCTGGCGGTCGTTAAGGTAGGAGAAAAAAAGCTTGGCTACATCGAGGAAAACAGCTTCAAGCTGAACGGTGCGAAGGGCGAGGTGACGAAGATCAACGCTGCCCAGAAGCATGGCGGTCCTGTGCTTGTGATTCCGAAGTCGAACGGCACGATTGCCCCGAGCTTTGACTTGATCCAGATGGACTACGAGAACATGGCAGCTCTGATGGGCGGTGTGGTGAAGAAGACGGCGGAGAAAGCGACAGGCTGGGAAGCTCCATCGGACCTGGTGCAGATAACGAGTCCACTGACGATACAGACGGACTCGTCGCACGAGATAAACATCCGGAAGGCTTTCATCTCGGCATACATTGACGGCGACCTGAACTTGGACAGTGTGTCGAAGGTTAAGGTTGAGGTTGAGGTGATGATTCCGGACGACGGTAGCAAGCCTTACAGCATTGATGATGTGGCTGGATAGATAAACACCGAGAGCGATGAAGGACAGCCATATTGAGAAGGAGGCAGCGGAGGCACTTTTGGACGTGGGTGTCTCCGTTCCTTTTAAGGAGTTGCGTCTGCCGTGGCGCAAGGAGGCGATACGTCTGCGTTTCAGGATGGGCCGTCCGCGTCTTGGCGGTCAGATACGCATAGCTCGTCTGTTTGCCGGCATGAACGTGACTCACGCGGAGCTGGAGGCGATGACAGAGTCAGAGCGTCTGGCTTGGCTTGGGGAGCACGGGGGCACTGTGAGCCGGATTGTTGCTCTGACGATATGCAGGGGCAAGTGGAGCGGGCTGCTGCTGTCGGGCGTGGTGGCATGGTTGCTACGCTGGTGGGTGGATGACGTTTGGCTTGAGGCTGCTTTCCGACGTTGGACGCTTCTGCTGGGTACTCGGGGTTTCGAGAGTATTATCGCATTGTCGGCGGCGACGAATCCGCTGAAGCCGACGATAGCGAGCCATTAAAGGAAGGGGAGTTAAGAACTAAGTATGAGTGTTCACATAGCCTCTTCGGTATGCTTTGGCAGGTGGCTCAGGCGACAGGCTGGAGCGTGGACTATATGCTGTGGGGTGTGAACTGGGAGACTCTGGTGCTGATGCTTGCCGATGCCCCGCGGTATGTGAAGGTGAAGGGCAAGGAAGATTCTGTGCCGTCGCGTAAAGTGAAAGGGAAGCGGACCGCGCAGGAGATCCTGGAGTGTTTTCAAACAAGACTGAAGAAATGACATGAAAGCTGTAGAAGTAGAATTATTGATGAAAGGGAACCTTAGCCAGGGCATGTTGGATGCCCAGACTAAGGCTAATTTGCTTGATGAGTCCTTGAAACGAGTCGGCATGACCATTGGCGGTGTGTTCACGGCACAGAAGGCTGTGGAATTTGTGAAAACAATGATCGATGTGCGCCAGGAAGTGGAAAACCTCATCATCTCGTTTGAAACATTGTTAGGCAGCAAGGACAAAGCCACACAGTTCTTCAGCGAATTGAGTGAATATGCCGTGAACACACCGCTTATGCTTAATGATCTTGCAGGAGGAGCGCAGACTATGCTCGCATTCAATATCGAAGCGGAGAAAGTCATACCAACCCTAAAGCAGATTGGTGACATCTCCATGGGCGACCGTGACCGCTTCAACTCGCTTGTACTTGCATTTTCGCAAATGTCGGCTACAGGCAAACTGATGGGACAGGATTTGCTCCAGATGATAAATGCCGGTTTCAATCCACTCGCTACCATATCGGAAAAAACAGGCAAAAGCATAGGGCAACTCAAAGACGAAATGTCCGCAGGTGCTATCAGTTCTGAAATGGTGGCACAGGCATTTGCAGACGCAACCGCAGAGGGTGGCAAATTTCATGGTATGCTGGATAAGCAAAGCAAAGGTTTGAAGGGACAAATCTCAAATTTGGAAGGTGCTATTGACAACATGTTCAATGCCATGGGCGAAAAGAGTGAGGGTATTTTAACTGGTAGCGTTGAAGTGGCTTCAGAACTTGTAAAGAACTATGAAGCGGTAGGAAAAGCCCTTATGTCGCTTGTTGCGGTATATGGCAGTTATAAAACAGCTTTGATTGCAACACTGGCAGTACAGAAGGCTGCTTCTTTTGTTGAAAACATTCGCCTTGTGGCTATGTTCCGTAAAGAATTGGGACTTGCAACAGCTGCACAGCAAGCCTTCAATATAACAGCAAATGCCAATCCTTATGTGTTACTTGCAACTGTTATTTTGTCTGCTGCCGCTGCGCTGGCTATATATTCAAAGAATTGCTCTGCAGCAGCTGACGAGGCTCAACGTGCGGCTGACCGTGAGAAAGAACAGACAGATGCAATCAATGACAAAAAAGAAGCGATTGAAAAATGTATAAGCACCATAACAGATGAAAATCTAGCGGAACTAGACAGACTAGAAGCTCTAGAAAAGCTAAAGAAATTGATGCCGTCAGTATTTGAGAAATACAAGACCGAAAAGGAACTTATCGACAAACTGACGGAGGCACGCCGAGAATATAACGAGGAACTTCGTGAGGAACGTAATCTTAAAGGCGAAGGTAATTTGAAGGCAGACCAACAACGAGTGGCGGATCTGAAGAAATATTTGAAATTGCGCAAGCAGTACTACAAAACCGGTCGCTTGAATATGTCAGATTCTGATTATAATCTCTATCAGAACCTTGACAAGAAATATAATAAAGAAGTGAGGAACGTGCGTGGTACGTTTCAGACATTCAACTCCGCTATAGAATCGTTGATTAAAGCTTCAGAGGGTACGGTGTGGAAAGATGTGCAGCAAGTGCGAACAGATAACCATAACAAGTTTATGGCAAAGTTGAATAGTATGAACGCAGAGACCGCTCAAAAGACTATCAACTTCTACAAAAATTGTATCTCCTCTGCAAACAAGCAAGGAAAGAAACTTGTACAACTTCCAGGAGAGAGTGTTGCAACTAGTGTAGACGAATTGCAAAACCGCATCAAATCGGCCACTGCTCGTATGAAAAGCATACACGAGAATGCCTCTAAAGACTTCATGAAAGATGCAAAAACTGCATGGACTAATGCACAGAATGAAGTAAATAAAGTCATAAAGAATCGCAACAATCGTTCCCTTTATCCTGATGAAGCGTCCTATCTTGCAGCATTACGCAAGGCACGCGATGAAGAAAAGAAGGCAAAGGCAAACTATGAGGCTGCAGGTGGTGACACATCAAAGAAAACAAAAAAGACAAAGAACACTGGTCTTACACCTCAGGAGAAAGCTAATATAAAGGCTGCAGAGCAAGAAGTGAAAGGGCGTCAGGTAGAAGCGGCACAACGTAAACAAGAAGCGTCAGAAAAGCAAACCGCATTTGATTTGAAACAAGCGGAGATTGACGGCTTGCAAGAGGGCTTTGACAAGGAACTTGAAACGATAAATCTCAATTACGATAAACTTATCGAAGCGAACCGTTTGCGCCAGCAAGAATGGGTAGATGAACTTCAGAATATATCAGACCTCTCATTTGAACAGGCTCATCCTAACTGGAAGAAGCAAGGGTTGAAGCGTCCAACTGTTACTATGGATGATTTGAGTGCTGACCAAAAAAACTATCTGAAACAATATACTGAAGCCGCAAACGCATACAAGCAAAATTCCGAAGCAAAGCTCTATCAGAATTTGCTCGCCAAGTACCAAGACTACGAGGAGCAGCGCAAGAGCATCAGCGAGAAGTTTGCTAAGGATCGTGCTCAGATAGAGAAGGCTGTGGACGCAGACGGGCGTCCTATAGGCGAGGATGTGAAGGAGCGTGCGTTGGCAGAGCTGGCGAAGCAGGAGCGTGCTGCGCTGAAGTCTGTGGACGAGGCTCAGCTGACGGAGCTTGGCAAGGAGAACAAGGTGCTTGTGGACTTGTTTGCTGACACTTCGGAGAAGAGTGTGGCTGAGGTCCAGAAGATAATAGACCGTATAAAGGTGCTGATGGACTATCTGCGTGGGACGAAGGACGCTGAGGGCACGGCTGTGATAAAGGACGGGAACGGAAGGACGGAGCGGAGGATCACGCAGAAGGATATGGCGGGGCTTGGTTTTTCGCCGGCTGAGCTGAAGGCCCTGGAGAAGAGCCCTGAGAAGCTGAAGGCTCTGACGGAGCAGTATGAGAAGCTGAAGAAGGAGGTGCTCGGTAAGAATCCGTTCAGGGCTCTGGCTGATGCGGTTGGGGAACTATTCAAGCGCGGCGAGGATGGTGAGGAGAAGAGCCTTGAGGCCAAGCTGAAGCGCCTTGGTGAGTCTGCTGCGGCTTCTGCTGAGATGGTGGGCGATTTGGTCGGCAGGCTGAGCGAGATGTTTGAGGCGGCGGGTAACGATGGCATGGCTGAGGCGATGGATGCTGTGCAGGGTGTGATGACGAGTGTGAGCAATATAGGCCGTGGCTTTGCTGAGGGCGGCGTCGTTGGCGGCATAGCTGCTGCCGCGGGCGAGGCTATCGGCTGGGTGACGAAGGCTTTTCAGGCGAGTGCGCGTCATAAGGCTGCTTTGGAGAAGATCATGGAGGAGGTGACGGCTCAGCAGCGTGAGTATAACCTGCTGCTGATGGAGCAGAACCTGGAGCTGGAGAAGGCTCAGACGATATTCGGCACGGACACTTACGGGAAGGCTGCGAACGCTGTGAGGGTGATGAAGGATGCCTACGCCGGGCTGAAGGCGGAGATTGCGGGCTCGGCTGAGCAGCAGAAGAAGTTCGGATACACGGAGACGGGCAGTGCCTTCTGGAACAAGATTGTGAACAAGGGCTACTCGGAGCTGAAGGACGCCTACTCCGGACTGGCTGACATTGAGATAAAGACGGGCCATAAGAAGACGGGTCTGTTCGGCTGGGGCAAGGGCAAGGATACGTACAGCAGCATTCTGGATGTTTATCCTGAGCTGATAGACAGTGCGGGGAACTTTAACCGTGAGCTGGCTGAGAGCATCATGAACAGCCGTGAGTTTGCGAAGAATGACAAGGAGGCGCTGCAGTATATCATAGACCTATATGACCAGGCAGAGGAGGCTTGGAAGTCTGTGAAGGACTACTTTGAGGGTGTGTTCGGCGACCTTGGGCAGACGCTGACGGATGCGCTGGTGGACGCCTTCAAGAACGGGACGGATGCGGGCAAGGCTTTTGCGGACTCGCTGACGGGTATGCTGGAGAAGCTGGCGGAGCAGATGATATACACGGTGACGATAGCCCCACTGCTGGAGAAGGCTCAGAAGGAGATGCTGGACGTGATGAAGCGCGAGGACCTGACTGACGAGGAGAAGTTTGGCAACTATGTGCGGATTCTGGACGAGATGACGGACAATGCGCTGAGCCAGCAGGGAACCTTCAACGCGCTTCTGGAGAAGTATCGCCAGCTGGCGAAGGATAAGGGCCTGGACTTGTGGCAGGGTGACAGCACGACGCAGACGGGAAAGAGCGGTGCATACACGACGGCCTCGCAGGAGAGCATAACGAAGCTGGAGGGTCTGTACACGGCGATGCTGGTGCACGAGACGAACATAGACACGAACGTGGAGAATGTGGCGGGGAGCATGCAGACGGCTCTGGTGCACCTGAAACGTATAGATGCGAACACGGGCGAGTGCAGCGAGACGCTGAAACTGATGCGCAAGGACATGCGTGACATGAAGGATGACCTGACAACGCTACGTAGGGACGGCATTAAAACAAGGTAAGAAAAAGGAGGAAAGAGCATGGAGATAACGAAAGGTCTGCTGTACATAAACGGCAAGGACGCAGCCCAGGAATGGGGCGTGTTCCTGACGGAGAAGAAGGAGGGTGAATGGACAAACTATGAGGCTCTGCTGAAGCCGAGCACGACAAAGGAGCTGACGGTGGTGGACAACCCTGACGCTGACGGGGAGGAGCTGCCGGAAGAAATAGAGCTGCACCTTCAGGCGCGTGACGTGGAGCTGTACTTCTGCCTATGGGCCGAGTCGACGCAGGCGTACTTCGTGAACTACGGGAGGTTCTTCACGATGCTTCGTACGGGCAATGGCGGGTGGCTGGAGGTGAGGCTTCCGGAAATAGACCGCACGTTCAGACTGCGGTATCTGGGCGCAACGGAGACGGAGCAACTGACCCCGATAGGCGAAGGCGGCGTGTGCAGCAGGATGCGGCTGAAATTCAGGGAGCCGAAGCCTCTGTACTGAAACGGCGTTTGCAAGGTATTCAAACAACGATAAAAAGGACATCAAAGGACATGGAGCTGAAGATATATGACAAACGGAACCGGCTGAGGACAACGCTGGTGCCCGACGGTAGCAGCACCCACCACGAGGAGGTGGGCGGTGACGACTACCTGAGCGTGTCGCTGGACAGCCCGGAGTGCGTGACACTGGAGCTGAACGACTGGACGGTGTGGGAAGGTCGGAAGTTCTGGTGTGTGGAGGCGTACACTCCGAAGCAGACGGGTCGCAGGAAATGGACGTACTCGGTGAAACTGTACGGTGCGGCGAGCCTTATCAAACAGGCTCTGATGCTGAACACTGAGGATTCGCCCGTATTCAGCTACACGGCGACGGCGCGTGAGCATGTGGCCCTGGTGGTGAAGAACCTGAACCGCTGGATGGGCGGCATAACGGACTGGAAGGTGGGCAAAGTGGAGGCTACGGGCAACATCGTGGGGGACTACTCGGAGGGCCTGTACGGGAAAGACGCTCTGAAGAAGATAGCCGACGAGGCCGGGACGGAATGGTGGATAGAGGGCATGACGGTGAACGTGTGCCGCTGCGAGAGGGGTGACGAGGTGACGCTGGGCTACGGCAACGGTCTGTTAAGCATAGAGCGTGACTCGGCTGACAACGTGAAGTTCTTCACGAGGCTGTTCCCGATAGGCAGCAGCCGCAACATAGACGCTGAGAAATACGGCAGCAGCCGACTGCTACTGCCGAGCCGTGCGACGTATGTGGAACGGAACACGGAGCTGGGCATTGTGGAGCACTTCGAGCAGACGGCGTTCCAGGAGATATACCCGCGGCGCACTGGCAAGGTGAGCTCGGTGAGGAAGGAGACGAAAAAGGGCGATGACGGCAAGCCATTCGACATATACTACTTCACGGACGGCGAGATGAACTTCGATCCGAACGAATATGAGATAGGAGGTCTGGTGAAGCGCGTGACGTTCCAGACGGGGCAGTTGGCCGGTCTGGGCAACGACGAGGACGGGGAGCATTACTTTGAGGTGAACTATAACAGCGAGACACGGGAGTTTGAGCTGATAACGATATGGCCATACGATGACGACACGCAGGTGCCGGGCGGAGTGCTGGAGCCGAAAGCGGAGGACACCTATATACTGTGGAACGTGCGGATGCCGGACGAGTATTACCCGATAGCTGAGGAGGAGTATGCGACGGCTGTGGAAAAATATATGGACGAGCACTGCCTGGACAAAAGCGTGTACAAATGCTCGACGGACTATGTGACGCTGAAGAAGCGCGGCGTTGTGCCGTGTATGGGGCAAAGGGTGCGGCTGGAGAGTGACCGCTTTTTTGCAAGCGGCTACCGTGAGAGCCGCATAACGGTTGTGGACCAGAAGCTGGAGCGCCCGACGGAGGCTGACATCGAGATAAGCGACGTGCTGTCGCAAACGACGCAGAGCCGCATGGCGGACGAGATAGAGAACGTGCGTAGCGAGGTGAAGGCGAACACAGTGGAACTGCCGGACTTGATACGCTCTTGGGACACGACTCAGCCAACGGACAACAATCTGTTTTCGGCAAGAAGAAGCGAGCAGGAATTTCTGAGCAGGAAACGCAACGACCGGACGAAGGGGCGGATAACCTTTGAGCAGGGCGTGGTGTTCGGCGAGGAGGAGAACGGGCGCGTCGATGGCAAGGGCAATGCCGATTTGCTTACCCTCGTGGTGCACGAGCTGTTGCGCAGCGCCAACTATGGCGGCAGTGGCATGACGGACAACGGCTGGCAAATCGGTATTGACGAGGACCTGCTGTCGCACCTGATAGTTGACAAGATAACCGTGAGGCGCGTGATGAATGTCTTTGAACTGCTGATAAACAAGGTGCGCAGCGTGGGCGGACAGATTTGCGTGAGCGCGGCCAACGGCAAGATAAAGACGGTGCGGGAGCAGGGCGACTACTGGCATATCACCTTCGAGCAGGAGAACACCTTCGTGGCGCACGACCTGATGCGCTGCCAGGTGTTCACGGGCACATCACAGAAAGCCTACTGGGTGGAAGTGACCGGCATTGCGAATGGCGGCATACTTGTGGAGAAATCCGAGTTTGAGACCGCACAGCCAGAAGAGGGCGATGAGTGCGTGCTGATGGGCAACACCGAGACGGCGAACCGCCAGAACCTCGTCCTCATCTCCGCCTCGGAGGACGGTCACCCGAGAGTGGACGTGCTGGACGGAGTGAACGCCAAGAACTTTGAGCACGCCCTGCGCGCAAGGCTCGGCAACCTTGACGACATCAAGGACGACCGCTTTCCACTGGATAACCAGCCGAAGGGCAACGGCCTGTATGCCGACAACGTGTACCTGCGCGGCACATTCCTGCTCTCCACCGGCGAGGACATCAAGACCAAACTGGAGATAACGGAGGGTAAGGTGCAGAGCGCGATCGACAGCGTGAGGAACGATTTTCTGAGCGAGAAGGGCTATCTGAACAACCCGACGTTTGCATCTGGACTGGAGAAGTGGAACTCGGAGAATGAGATGGTGTTCTTTCTCGTCGGCAACAGGTGGATATGGGCCAACGGCGCAGCCCTATCGAAGAAGGGTGACGGCGCGAGCGTGGTGACAGACATGGGACGCAAGGTGGTGCGGATACGCAACAAGTATATCCGCCAGAAGCACGAGAATCTGCGCTTTGTGCCGACCTTTCCGACAAACGGCGACGGGAAGAAGGAAGCCTTGCCAGTGTATCTGAGTTTCTTTTATCGCTGCGCAAAGGGTGGCACGCTGAAGATAGGTTTTGAGAATGTTGACAAGACGGGCTTTGCGGACTTCAACAGTATGGAGGTAAGCGAGGAAATCGCTGCTACTGGCGGCTATGTGCAATACACCTGCAGCGGACTGTGGAACGGCACGGGCGACTTCAAGCTGGCGTTTGACGGCGACATCTATCTGTATATGTTGGTGCTGAGCACGGACAAGATTGAGGCGCTGACGTACAAGTATAAAACTCTGTTTGAGCAGTCTGAGCGGCTGGTGAAAATATCGGCAGCTGTGTATGACAAGGACGAGCGAGCTCTGCAAGAGACGGGACTGATGGTTCAGCCCGAAGGTACGGGAATCTATATTAAGGATGCAAACGGCAAACTGGCTCTGATAGGAGTGGGCGTAGAGGAAACGGATGCAGATGGCAATAAGAAAACCGTCATCAAACTGACGGCAGACAATATCAAGCTGGAGGGCCTGGTGACGGCCAACGGCTACTTCAAGGTGAAGGAAGACGGCAGCATCGAGGCTGTGAATGGAACATTCCGAGGCCACGTGTACGCTGAGGGTGGAGCCATAGGTGGTTTCAGCATAGGAAACGGGCACATAGGTGGTGCAGATGTAATTTATAACGAAGATGGCACAATAGAGGTGAAGGATACCGAAAACGGTCTGTTCTTGTATGATGACATGATAGGGTTCAACGACAAGGGACGGCAAGCCATCTTCGGCACGTGGAACAACTACGGGCAACCTATGCTATGCCGGTTGGTAGATACTGCCACTGATTACAACTTCGATTTTGGCATTTCCCCGAAGTATGGCATCGTGTTCGACATAGAAAACTCCATGAATGGGAACTTCGCCTTTGCGGGTAAAGGTTCGGGCGTACTGAACGGAGCTATGGACGGCTATGCATACAAAAAAATAGCCCTGGACAAGGCGAACACGGTGTTTGTCGGCTATATGGACCTGCAGGCTGCGACCCGCTTCATCGTTAAGGCGACGCAAGATTCTGCCGTTGTGGCACTGCCCAAGATAGGGCAAGTGAGGGATGGTTTGGCCATTGGAAAGAATACCCCATTCTGTATGAGAATAACTATCATCGCCGATATAGGGTCGAGCAACTACAAGGTGTGTGGACGCTACAGCCAACAGGACAGCAAAAAGGAATATCCTTGGAACACCGAGGAACTGCCTGTGATGGTAGATTGGGATGGCGGACACTACGAAACGCTGAATATGGGTAAGGGAGATACGCTTGAGGTGCTACTGGTGTATGACCCAGACAGCACCGAGACGCTGAACGGCTGGCCTACGAAATATACGGCAAGAATCATCAATAAACTATCATAACAAAAAGAGAGATATGACTATGGCACTGACAGAAGAAGAGAAGAAATCGTTGGTTCAGGATGTTGTGAACCAGATAAAGACAGCCAGCCAGAGTGTGGACGAGCTGGAAGCGGTGAGCACGCTGGACGGTGTGGTGAGCCTCCCTGCCATGAGAGGCGAGACGGTGGTGAGCGCCCCGTTGAAACTGCTGTCGAAACCTGCGGAGGACGCAGCGGCTGTCGCCAAGGCTTCAGCTGCTGTGGCTGACGCATCGGCAAAGAAAGCTGATACGGCAACAGCAACAGCAAAGGCTGCAGCCCAAACCGCCAACGATGCGGCAAGCAAGGCCTCGGATGCCGCCCAGAAGACCAACACAGCTGTGGCAAAGGCAGAAAGCGTGGAGTCGGAGTACAAGGACACGGCTCTGGCAGCGAGGAACGGCGCGACGGCACGGTTTGACGGGTTGGTGGAAGGCGTGGAGATACTGCCTGTGTCGTATGAGAAGGTGGATGCCGTGGTGTATGACACGGTGAAGAAGGTGTTCTGCGGCTTAGTGGGCCTGAACCGGTACTGCAACAACTGGGTGGGTGCTGACATGTATATGAACGATGTGCGCACGGAAGTGCTGAAAGACAAAGCGTATGTGTGCGGTGGCGTGGTGTATGTGTGGAGCGATGAGGAAGAGAACCTGGTGGAGATAAGCGGAAGCGGCGGTGGCAACACCTATAACGTGACGGAGCAGGTTCCGCTGGAGAGCGGATACTATACGCTTGAGACCGCCATAGCAGCCGTGGAAGGAAAGGCACGTTCGAAGGGACGCTGCATCACCTACGAGACGGCACAGGGCAAATGGGAGACCAAACAGTTCAAGGGCACGAACATCGAGAGCTGGGAGCAGGCGGCGAGCTGGGAGGACTTCGGCGGTGACGGCACGGTGAAGAGCGTGACGCTGAACGGCAAGAAACTGGAGCCGGGCGAGGACGGCAACGTCGCCATCACCATCAGCGAGACGGAGGTGGACGAGAGCCTGAACGCGAGCTCGACGAACCCGGTGCAGAACGCTGCCGTGACGGCAAAGCTGATGGAGATAGAGGCGAGTACCGTTTTGGGGATGAATGCAGAAGTGAGTGACGACGGCAGCAGCGTGCGCCTGGCACTGACCAACAAGAGCGGTGCGGAGATAGCGTCTGCGGACATTCCGGCAGGAAGCGGCGGTGGAGGCGGTGACGCTTCGACCACGAAAATCGTGCTGGATGCAGCCGTCAGCAAGACCATCATCAAGGAAGGTGACAGCGCGATGCTGATATGGACGTATGACCACCAGTACAGCAGCGGTGACGAGAAAGGCACATCCACGGGTCAGAAGGCAACAGTCAGCATAGAGATGAAGAGGGGCGCGACCGTGATGTATGCAGACACGCAGCATGATGTGAGCAAGGGAACCTATACCCTGGATCTGACGAAATACCTGCTGCTCGGAACGACAGATATCTATGTGAGGGCTACCACAACCGACCCGACCACCGGCAAGACACAGACGAGGCAGAGCTATGTGAGCGTGAAGGCTGTGACCCTTGCGCTGAGCAGCAGCTTCAACATAGCCGAGTGTGTCGCCAAGGGCGGCTACGGCGTGAGCGAGGCGGTGAGCATCCCCTTTGCGGTGAGCGGAAGCGGCGACAAAACCGTGACGCTGTATCTGGACGGACACCAGTGGGACTCGCAGACGGTGAAAAGAAGCGGCACGACGAACGGCAGTTTCTCCTTGTCGATGTCGGGAGTGAGCATCGGCCGGCACACGGTGCAGATCGTCGCCGAGATGGAGGCGAGCGCGGAGCTTACGCTGAAGAGTGAGAGCATCTACTTTGACATTCTGAAGGCCGGACAGAATGCCCCGTATATCGGCACGAAGCTGACCTTCGGTGACGGACGCATTTTTGCGGACGACCATCTGACTCCGACTATTGAAACCGGCCAGTATGAGCAGGTGAGATTTGACTTTGTGGCGTATGACCCGACAACGACCCCGGCGACGGTGGGTGTGTGGAGAGACGGCATACGGACGCAGACGGTGAGCGTTCCGAGGACTACGCAGGTATATACAAACCGTTTCCTGGAGCAGGGCGACGTGGCGATGGTGCTGAAGTGCGGCACTACGGAATACAAGCTGAACGTGAAGGTGACGGAGAGCGGCATTGACCTGAGCGAGGCGACTGCCGGACTTGTGCTGAAATTGACGGCAGCCGGCAGAAGCAATGCCGAGAGCGAGCCTGCAGAATGGCGTTATAACGACGTTCAAACGGTGTTTGAAGGTTTTGACTGGCAGAGCAACGGCTGGACGGGAGATGCCTTGAAGCTGACGAACGGCGCGAATGTAGAAATCGGGTACAAGCCTTTCGGCAACGACGCGACCACCACGGGCGCAACCTACGAGATGGAGCTGACATGCACGAACGTGACCGACCGCAGGGGTACGGTCGTGGACTGCATGACCGGCGGCGTGGGTTTCAGACTGACGACGCAGGAGGCTTTGATGCGGACGGGCGCAGGTTCGGAAGTGGGCACTAAGTTTGCAAGCGGTCTGACCCTGAAGATAGCCTTCGTGGTGCAGGAGAAGAAGGGCAACCGACTGATGACGCTGTATGTGAACGGCATCCTATGCGGCGCGAAGCAGTATGCCTCGACGGACTCGCTGCTCCAGGAAGAACCCACGAACATCAAGATCACGAGCGAGAGTGCAGATGTAGAGGTGCGGAACATGCGTGTGTACAACCGTGCGTTGGGTGATGATGAGGAACTGTCGAACTATATGGTGGACCGTCCGACAAGCGACGAGATGGTGGTGCTGTTCGAGAAGAACCAGGTGATGGACGACGAGGGCACTGATGTCGATATAGACAAACTGCGTGCGATGGGCAAGAGCGTGATGCGCATCGTGGGCGACGTGAACCTGGTGAACCAGACGAACAACAAGAAGTTTGAGGTTCCGGTGGACATCTACTTCTACTCTGCCTACGGTAAGGAGTATGACTTCATCATCTACCAGTGCGGACTGAGGATACAAGGCACCTCATCGACGACCTACCCGAGAAAGAACTACCGCATCTACTTCAGCCGCTCGACGAAGTATGGCACTAAGCTGTATGTGAACGGTGTGGAGGTCGCGGACTTCAAATATTCGTTCAAACCAGGTGCAAGACCGATAGACATATTCTGTCTGAAGGCGGACTTCTCAGATTCTTCATCTACGCACAATACTGGTGCGGTGAGAATCGTGAACGACATCTGGAAGAGATGCGGCTGGCTGACTCCGCCACAAATGGCCTACAAGGGCAACTATGATGTGAGAATCGGCGTGGACGGTTTCCCGATAGACTTGTTCTACGACAACAACGGCACGGGTGAGAACGTGTATCTCGGCAAGTACAACTTCAACAACGAGAAGAGCGGCAGCGGCATCATCTACGGCTTTGAGGGTATCGAGGGCTTCAATGACGAGGCTGCACTGAAGGGCGGGCGCAACAAGTGCATCTGCCTGGAGTTCCTGAACAACTCGGAGACATTGTGCCTGTTCGGTACGAGCAACATGGACACGTTTGACGACGCTCTGGAGTTCCGCTTCAAGGCCGACGACACATGGGCGACGGCGCATGAGGACGACAAGGCGGCGGTGAAGCGCCTTTGGGGGTGGATATACTCGTGCAAGGGCAACCCGACGAAATTCCTGAACGAATATGCGGAATACTTCGGCAACGACTCGCCATTTGCATGGTATCTGATAACGGACTACTTCATGGCTGTGGACAACCGCGCGAAGAACATGATGCTCGTGACGTGGGACGGCAAGATATGGTACTTCATCCCATACGACATGGACACTGTGTTCGGTGAGCGCAACGACTCGGTTCTGAAATACGACTACACGATAACGTGGGAGACGATGGACGAGAGCATCGGCTCGTATGCTTTTGCAGGACACGACTCCGTGCTGTGGGAACTTGTGAGAGGCTGTCCGGACAAACTGAGGGAGGTGGCAGACAAGCTGCGAAGCACGATGTCGCTGGAGTATGTGCTGAAGGTGTTCAATGAGGAGATGATGGGCAACTGGTGTGAGCGCATCTACAACAAGGACGGCATCTACAAGTACATCAAGCCGCTGACGGAGGGTGTGACGACGGCAGACGGCACTACGAGTTACTATGACTATCTCTATGCACTCCAGGGCAGCCGATATGCGCACCGCACCTATACCATCCAGAACCGCTTTGCATTGCTGGACAGCCAGTATGTGTGCGGTACATACAGAAAGGACAGTTTCGCGGCCTACTTCGGCTACAAGTTCGGAAGTGACAACCGGAAGATAAGAATCACGGCGAGCGAGAGGTATTTCTTCGGGTACGGCTACACGAGCGGTACTCCGCACGAAAGCGCAGTGCTTGCGGAGGACACGGGAAGCCAGGTGGAACTGACGCTTGACACGGACCTCATCGTGAATGACCCGCAATACATCTACGGTGCGAGCCGCATCATGGGGCTTGACTTGACGGACGTTAGCCATGCCATACTCCAGACTCTGAACTTGAACAACTGTTCCGCCCTGCGGACGCTTGACGTGAGCTGCGGCCAGACACAGACAACGCTGAACGCATTGCTGGTGAACGGCTGCCGAAACTTGCGTACTCTGAATATGACCGGCTTGAAGTCAGGCAGCTTCACCGGCATAGACTTGAGCAACAACACGAAGCTGGAGACACTGAAGGCAGGCAAGACAGCCCTGACCGGCGTGAACTTCGCACAGGGTGCTCCGCTGACGAGCGTAACGCTTCCGGCAACGTTGCAGACACTGGAACTGCGCTATCTGGGCAAACTGACGACCGGCGGCCTGACGCTGGAGGGCACAAGCAACATCAACAGGCTTGTGGTTGACAATTGCCCTGGTGTGGACTGGCAGACGCTGCACGCAAGGTGCGGAAACGTGAAGTACCTGCGTGTGACCGGCATCGACATGGAAGGCGACGGCAGCCTGCTGGCCTCACTGATGCAGACGGGCGGTGTGGACGAGAATGGCGGCAATGTGGAGAGCTGCCGACTGGTAGGCACATACCGACTGACGAGATACAAGGATGACGAGGAGTATGAAGCACTGCAGCAGCACTTCCCGGAACTGAACATCGAGCAGCCGGAATACACGATGCTGGAGAGAGCGGAAACCGTTGCCGACGATGCGTGTATCAGCAACCTGGACAACGAGACGGGCTACAAGTACGGCAACGATTACAAGCCGAGCGGCCATGTGGTGGCGATATTGAAGAACCGCCACAGAGTATTGGCGAAGGTGACGAAGAAAGCAACGACCCGGAACGTTACCATCGCCGGTGTTGATACGGTGATGAATAACCTGGACGGCGAAATGACATGCTACCCGCTTGACGATGCTGACAGCAACAAGTATGCGGACGGGAGCCCCGCAAAGCTTGACGGCTCGGAGGGCGACTGGATGATGCTGGAGCCGTTCTACTGGAGCAAGGGTGTGAATGACTATCTGAACGGTAGAAACTATGACTGCTACAGTTTCAGAGACAGAGCCCACATGCCAAGAGTGCCGGAGGCGACAGTGATGACGCTTGAGGACATCAAGAGAACGCAGGGTGGCTATACAAACGGCAAAAAGGTGATGAGCGGCAGGGACACGATAAACAACGCTTTCAGTAATGACGGCTCGTACTCCGTGTGTATGGTGAGCGTGGAGGGCTACAAGCGTGTACGCTTCCCGAGTGTGCCAGGCACGAATCTTGTGGGCAGCGTATTCGTTGACAAGACTGGCGCAGTGCTGCAGTCCATAGTCGTGTCTACGCTGAGCAACAAGTTCGAGGCTGGCATGTATCTGATAAGCGATGTGCCGGAAGGAACCGTGGCGCTTTACTTCTCTATACTAAACACTGCTGAGTTTGACAAGGTGGTGTTGAGCAACAGCGAGAAGATTGAAGACATGGAGCCTGACTGGGTGCCCAACGACGAGCACCTTTGTGGTGTGGCGGGCAGCTCGGTGGTTGGCACAAAACTGCGTTCCTGCATAACGGGTGGTTCTACGACTGCAAACATGACATGGATGGACTCCCACTACTATAGCGTGCAGAGAGGTATGCAGCAGATAGACCCGCTGATGCACTGGCGCATCGCAAATCTGAGCTATGCAAAGTATGGGCGAAAGAACATGCAGGAGCAGTGTGGCGCAGGTTCGCACTCGAATACACGCACGACTGGCGGTACGGCATCGAGGGGCATGCAGGACACTGTGGGCTACGAAGAGGCGAAGGGGATTAATCCGAATGTGACGAACAGTCTTGTGGACAATCTTGTGCATCAGTATGCCTGGTATGTGGAGAAGGACGAGTATGGTGCTGCGAAAGTGACGCAGGTGAACAATATCTGCTGTCTGGGCTATGAGGACATCTACGGTCACAAATATGACATGATGGACAGGGTGGATGTACCGAACACGAGCGGCAACGTGGGCAAGTGGCGCATCTGGATGCCGGACGGTACGATTATGATGGTGAAGGGTACGACTAATGGCGACTCCTGGATAACGGCAGTGGCTCATGGCAAATGGATGGCCGTTGTGCCAGTTGGCACTGTGAGCGGATCGAGCAGCACTTACTATTCTGACAAATACTGGTTCGGCTCGCGTCTGGCCTTCCGCGGCAAGATCGTGAGGGCGCAAAGCGTGGCTGCGTATAAGGCGATAGTCGAGGTTGCGTAACGCGAAGCGCGCAAAGCGGGAGCGAAGCGACAAAACGAAAGACGTGGCATCACCGGCGTAAGCCGGTCGAAAAATTTTAGGAATTTCGGAGGAACCTGGTGATGCTGCTGTTTTCGTTGAAATATTGTCGCTTTGCAACTGATTTTGAGTATAATCGCTTGAGTTGGCGGGAATATGAGTAACTTTGCATCTTGGTAGAGTTTCCTAATGGGCCGTGTGGTCTATCGCGGGTACAACAATGCGAATGCGAATGGCGGTGTGTCGAATGCGAATGCGAATAACGATGCTTCGAATGCGAATTCGAATGTCGGCTCGCGTCTGGAAATCAAAATATATCGGCGTACAACGATGAGGACGCGCTCCTCGATGTGGTGCCGAGGGAAACGAGCCACAGCAACAGCGTCCATGAAAGGACGGAAAGCTGAAACATCAAGTGTCGGGCAATAGAGTTTGGTAGGCCGGTAACGGTTCGAAGAAGTTTGGCCCGGGGAAAGGAAGGCCCATATCTTCTGTAATTAAAAACAACTGATGCTATGCGTAGAGAAGGTCATATCATTGAGGAGATTGTCGAATATTCTAATATTGCGGAATCGTTCGACCAGGTGATCAGTGGCACCAAACGGAAGGAAAGCCGTCAAGGGCGTTACCTACTTGCGCATCGTGAGGAGTTCATTAAGAAACTTTCTGAGCGTATTGTTTCCGGCCAATTTCATGTAACGCCAAATGACATTGAGGAGAAAGACATTATTGAAGCTGGTAAATTACGGCATATTCAATTTTTCAAGAGTCTAAAGAATAGTATAGCTGCTCATGCTATCATGTCCGTAGTGGATAAGCACCTAAAAAAGCGGTTTATAAGAACAACCTCCGCAAGCATTAAAAACAGGGGAATGCACGACCTTATGAAGTACATTCTTCGTGATATACAGGAAGATCCTGAAGGAACACGCTACTGTTACAAGTTCGACATCTCCAAGTTCTACGAGAGTGTCAATCAGGATTTCGTTATGTATTGTGTACATCGGATTTTCAAAGACAAGAAGCTCATAGCTATGCTTGACAATTTTGTTCGCATTATACCAAAAGGTATCAGCATCGGGCTACGTTCGTCGCAAGGCTTGGGCAATTTGTTGTTGTCTGTATATTTAGATCATTATCTGAAGGACAAGTACGGCGTGTGTCATTTCTACCGATATTGTGATGACGGCGTGGTACTCGGTAAAACGAAAGCGGAACTATGGATGATTCGTGACATCATACATGAACAGCTGCAGGAAATAGATTTGGTGGTAAAGCCCAATGAGAGGGTGTTCCCGACTGCTGAGGGAATAGACTTTCTGGGCTATGTGATACGGCCAAACAATGTGCGTTTAAGGAAACGCATCAAGCAGAAGTTCGCAAGAAAGATGTGCGAGGTAAAATCGAGAAAAAGAAGGCGAGAGCTGACAGCATCCTTTTATGGGATGACAAAGCACGCCGACTGTAACAATTTGTTTAATAAATTAACAGGCAAGACAATGAAAAGTTTTAAGGACTTAAATGTGGCTTACAAGCCAGAAGACGGCAAAAAGCGCTTCGCGGGTACAGTAGTAAGTATCCGCGAGTTGGTAAACATTCCTATCATCGTGAAGGACTTTGAGACGGGCATCAAGACGGAGCAGGGTGAAGACCGCTGCATCGTATCAATCGAGATGAACGGCGAAGCCAGGAAATTCTTTACCAACAGTGAGGAAATGAAAAATATCCTCGCCCAGATTAAAGAAGTGCCGGATGGCTTCCCATTTGAGACAACGATCAAGACGGAAGTGTTCGGCAAAGGTCGAACCAAATACGTTTTTAGTTGATGAAAAGAGCACAAGGAAGTTTGGAGGTGAAACTGCTTGAATGCGTGAACCCCATCAAAAACAAGTGGCGCGTTCGTTGGGACGTGCAAGAACATGATGACGGAACTGCTGACTACATGGAGGCAGAACTGACACACAAGCCGACTGACGAGGAAATAAAAGACCTCGTAAGAAAATGGTACAACCAACAAACGGATGCAGCAATATTGTCGGGCTTCAGCTATGAAGGAGCCTCTGTGTGGCTCTCGCAAGAGAACCAGTACAACTATAAGGCTGCATACGATTTGGCCGTCCAGACGGACGGAAAAACGCTACCAGTGACATTTAAGTTTGGCACTGATGAAAGTCCAGTGTATCGTACGTTTGAAACACTGGATGAACTTGCAGACTTCTATACGAAAGCCGTTAAGCATATACAAGAGATGCTGGAAGATGGCTGGAAGAATAAAGATGCAATAGATTTGAGCAAGTACAGCGCTTAAAAATCCCTTCGGGGGAGGATGTAAAAAAAGCCCCCGGCCTGTTAAAAAGCAACGCCAATCACTTTTATAACAACGCTCACAGCGCACGACCGGGGGCATATACCCTCTGCCGCGCTGTGAGCATTTTTGTTGTCATAAAGTGATTGGCGATACAAAGGTACATAATTTAGTTGAAAATGAAAGTATTTGAGATATTGAATTTTAACCGAGAGCCGTTAAAAAGGCTACAACAGGCAGGGATACGCATCGAAGATGTGGAATATATAGACTTGTACAACGACTATCGGGTGATGCTTGGTGGTGGCGAAAAGGTCTCATACATTGTGGCGACACTTGCAGATCGCTATCATGTGAGTGAGCGCAAGGTGTACACGCTCATCAAGCGATATGGTCGAGAGTGTAGCACTCAGGTGCTTGGGGGATAAAGTGCAAGGCTTTTGAAAACGTGCTGCAAAAGGCTTGCAGTGTGATTTGCTCGTGGTGTTACTTTTTGATGCGGAAGCGTGGTAACTTTGCCGTATCGAAAATAAAACACGATGAACAAATACTATTTATTATTGGGGAAGGTGCTTGCTGAAGGCAAGACCCAACAGAACAAAAAAGGCAAGATAAAATACTTGCTCAATGAGCAGCTGACGCTCACACCGGCTGATCTGCTCGACATATTCGAGAGCCACGGTATAGCGAGAAAGAAGCTGAAGGAAGAGCTGAAGCTTTTTATGCAGGGTGAGCGTAGCGTGGAACGATACCGTGAAGCAGGCATCTCGTGGTGGGACTATTGTGGTCAGACATTGGTGAATAGTTACCCGACCTATATGGAGAAACTGCCGCCACTTATTAAGCGCATCAACAAGGAGAAACGCAACAGCAAAAACTATGTACTGTTTCTTGGAGCAACGGATGCAGAGAGCAACCAGGCACCATGCCTGAGCCTTGTGCAGTTTCAAATAGAGGATGATGCATTGGTTGTGTCGGCATATCAGCGCAGCTCCGATGCAAACCTCGGACTGCCTTCAGACATTTACCACCTTTATCTGATGGCTCGACAGATAGACTTGCCGCTAAAGTCTATCACGCTGAACCTGGCGAATGTACACATCTATGAAAACAATATAAATCCCACTGAACGACTGTTCGCTGGTGAGTCTAACATAAAATTTGAGTTGAACGTATGACAAGGAAAATGCACATGGCAGCACCTCTGCCGTTTGTCGGACAGAAGCGCATGTTTGCAAAGGAGTATATTAAGATTTTGCCACAGTTTAACGACAAGACGGTGTTTGTGGATTTGTTCGGTGGCAGCGGTTTGTTGTCCCACATAACGAAGCATTTGCGTCCAGAAGCAACTGTGGTATATAACGACTACGACAACTACCGCGAGCGATTGTCACACATCCCTCAAACAAATGCACTGCTCGCTGATTTGCGAGAGATAGTTGGCGACACCCCAAAGCACAAGCGGATAGATGGTGAGATGCGTGAGAAGATGTTTGAACGTTTGAGACATGAGGAGCAAACGGTGGGCTATATTGATTTTATAACCATCTCGGCATCGGTGATGTTCTCGATGAAGTACGAACTGAGCATCGAGGAAATGGAGAAGCAGACATTATACAATAATATCCGAAAGAACGACTACCCGACAAGTGAGGACTATCTGGAAGGCTTGACGATTGAATCATGTGACTATCGTGAACTATACGAAAAATATAAAGACGAGCCGAATGTGGTGTTTATAGTAGACCCTCCTTATTTGTCCACAGAGGTTGGAACATACAAAATGTATTGGCATTTGTCAGACTATCTCGATGTGTTGAATGTGCTCAAAGGAAAGCCATTTGTTTATTTCACATCAGATAAGTCGTCTATCATTGAACTTTGTGAATGGTTAGGCAAGAACAAAACGCTCGGCAATCCGTTCGAAGGTTGTAAGCGTTTCGAGTTCAATGCGCATGTGAACTATGATGCAGGTTACAAAGATATGATGCTCGTGAAGTCTAATGCCGCATAA